GGGCGCGGTCGAGGCGGGCGCGGTCGAGGCGGGCGCGGTCGAGGCGAGCGCGGACGAGGCGGGCGCCGTCGAGGCGGACGCGGTCGAGGCGGGCGCCGTCGAGGCGGACGCGGTCGAGGCTGGCGCCGTCGAGGCTGGCGCCGTCGAGGCGGGCGCCGTCGAGGCTGGCGCCGTCGAGGCGGGCGCCGTCGAGGCTGGCGCCGACGAGGCGGGCGCCGTCGAGGCTGGCGCCGACGAGGCTGGCGCCGTCGAGGCTGGCGCCGACGAGGCGGGCGCCGTCGCTGACAGCGCGGCGCACGGCGAGTCCTAGTTGATCGGCGGCGGGCATGTCGTCGGGGACGTCTGTCTCATACAGAACGGCGTCAGTGAAGCGGTGCAGAATTTTGACGATCACGGGTCAGGACTCCTCGCGCAAGCGCGCCGCGGTGCGGCTCAAGTAGGCGTGGAAGTAGCGCGCCCGCGATCCGTTCGCGTTGCGCGGCTTGCGGTAGCCGTAGGCGTCGGCCTCGGCAATCAGGGCGTCGACGACGGCGGACGGGAGGGCGTGGAAGTCGCCGCGGGCGTGCGTGCGGTCGAGGATGTCGGCGGCGTCGAAGGGGGTCAGGCGGGCCATGGGCGGGGCTCCTCGGGGTTAAGAGGCGAGGCCGAGACAGACGCGGACGTATCGGCGGATACGCCCGAGCGCCAAGCGGTCAAGACCGCGCCGATCGGCGTCGGCGATCCAAATGGCGACGCCGCGGTCATCCAGTCCGGTGAAGCGGCAGGCGAGGGCGAAGAGGAGCCGATGCACGTACTTGCTTTCGACCCAGTCCCGCACGACGTAATCCGGCACCTTGCCGTTGACGTCCGGCACGATCCACGGGTCGCCGCGGGAGTCCTCGGCGGACGGCAGGCCGCGCTCGCGCCAGGCGCGCATATAGGCGTCGATTTGCTTGCGCGTCTTGTCGACGTCGCCCGGCGCCAGATCGGACACGACGGCGCCATCCGCCGAGACCGTGGCGGTTTCCAGAACCGGGAAGGCAGCGCCACGCGGCGTCCCGAGATACAGCGCGCCGCGCGAGGTGTAGACGCTCCAGCCACGCGGGAGGGTGGCATTCATCCGCGCCCGCGTCGTGACGGTGGAAAACCCGCCGGTGTAGATCGTGAAGCCGCCATCGGCGGGAAAGGTCAGAATGTCAGTGTCGTGCAGCCGCACGACGCGGGCGCCATCGGCGCGGGTGTATTCGAGCGTGTTCCGCGCGATCAAGCGCGCCGACGTCGGGGGCGCCGGCAACGCGGCGATCATGGCGGACTTGCTGCGACGGGGGATAATGTTCGCGTACATGGGCGAGGCTCCTCGGGGTTGTCGGGGTCAGGCGGGCGGGAGGGGTTTCGTATCCGGAAGGTCGGCGAACGGTTTCCATGTGCCCCAATTGATCAGGCGCACATATCGACCACCGTGTGCGCGATACATGACCGGCGCGGGAATGGCGTTCCACCCGAGGCGGTCGGATACAAGATCGAAAGTGTCTAGGATCGGGGGTGTTATGTAGTGCCCGTCAACGCTGAAATCGAAGGCGCCCATAGCGGAGCAGAAGCTAACTTCTTTGTCAGGATGCTTGCGCGCGAGGCTGAAAAAGACTTGCGCGGCGCGGCGTTCCAACTCGGCCGCGATTTCGCGTTCGGCGCGGTAGATGACGGATTCGAGTTGCGCGATTTTGTCCTTAGCCATGGCGTCCTCCTGTCAGGCGTAGATCGGCCAGGCGCGCAAGCCGGAGTCGTCGGAGCCCCACCCGTCGCCCGGCATGTCCGAGACGTACAGGGTCGCGCAGGGGCCGCGCGGGTCGCCGCCGAACGCCAGGCGGAGCCAGCGGGGGGCGCCGACAGAAAGCACGACGCGAGTCGCGCCCGTGCCGTCGATAGAGGCAGCGATTACAGGCGCCGCGCCAGAGACGGAAGACGCGCCCGAGGCGGCGTCATAGATCGCACGCTCCGCCGCCGCGGCCAGCTTCACAAGCCGGCGTTCGGCGCGGGTGCGATAGGGCTCCTCGGACGCCCACGCGAAAGAACACTCGCGTTCGGCCTCGCGCTTGTGAGCGCGGGCGGCGGCGATCATGGCGACGACGGCGCGCCCGACCATGTGCGGCGCGGCGCCGGGGATGGCGGACGCGAGCACGGCGGCGAGGGTCGCGGCGCGATTTTCGACGGGACGGCGGGTCATGGCGTAATCTCCTCGGGTTTTTCGTATGTGCGGATTGATTAACAGTCTAGGCGGGCGTTGTCAAGCGGCGTTGACAGGTTTTTGTCAGGCCGCGCGGGCGGCGATGCGGGCGCGCCTGGCGCGAGCGTCGTGCAGCGCGTCGGCGAGCACGTCAGCGGCGATCTCGTCGATATAGGCGTTATCGCTGCCCGGATAGTTGACGTCGACACGCCAGATGGACGCGGACGCAAGCTCGACGTCCTCCTCCGCGTCGGAGATCGTCACGACGACGCCGGCATAATACCAATCGTCCCGGCACCATGCGCGGAGCGCGGCGAAGTCAGCGCGGGCGGCGTTCGCGGCAACCTGGCGCCGCGTCAGGCCGGCGGCGACGTGCTCGGCGGCGCTCTTGCCATCGTATCCCCAGCCATCGGCGAGGGCGATACGGCAAGCCTCGGCGAAGTCATAGTAACGGCGCGCGGAGCGGTTGGCGTGAAGGATCAATTCGCCCGCACGCTTGGGGCGGGTCTCCCAGTCCGAGACCGGCCCATGCCCGTCGTCTTCCCAGGGCGGCGATGCGTCCGAGTCGTACTCGACAGTGAACACGGCGCGGAGACCATCCGGCGTGGTGATCTCGGCGAGCGTGTGGCCGGGATAGATGTCATGGCGTCCGGCGACGGACGGGAAAGCGGGGTCAGTCATGGTCAGGACTCCTTGTTGTCAGCGGCGAGGCGGGATTGCCACGCGGTGTAGTCGGCAGGGGCGAGCACGTCGCACGCGATAAGCGTGCGGACGCGGCGAGAGGCGAAGAGGCGGACACGATAGCGGCGCGGGGTCGAAGGGAAACGCGGCGCCAAGCTGGCCATGATGGTGACACGCGAGCCATCGCGGAGCGTGGCCACGTCGCCCGACTGGAACCTGTACGATTCGCAGTAGTTACACATGGCGTTAACTCCTTCGGGGTTGCGACACGTGCACCTTATCCGGTTTGTGTTTTTTCTGTCAAGCGGTTTTTCGCGTAACAATTACGAGAAGCAAGTCACAAAATTCCGGTTTCGACTTATCCACAGTACACACTTTAACGTGAAAATCGGTTAAAATTTGGAAAATTCCCGTAATGTTAAACCTGTTTTTTGGCCACGTTGCTATACCGGCTCGACGTGATACGGTCGAGAGCGTAAGGAAAAATTAAAATCTTTTTTCTCCCTGTTTAGGTCTGCATGTTTATTCACGTTAATTTTTCGTTATGAGGTGACTGTGATTAAGGAATCCGGGAAGTGTATGTAGGGAAGTGAGAAATAGGGGGCCGGGAAGCCCCCTCGCGCCGTAGCGGATGGTTAAAATAGGGGGTATTTTGGCGAGACGGATAGGGCCGGAATGCGACCTAAAATTTTTTCTACCAGAAACTTTTTCAAAACGGCGTTTTTTGATACTTTTGCACCGGCGCGCCATCGTTCCGCCCCCAGCTTGGTGAAATTCAAAAAATTTAAAGCGTGAGATGCAGAGCGGGTTTATTTAAATTCATTTTTTCCAAACCCTTAAAAAGTGTGTGACGAACTCGGCAAAAAAGTCGATCGTTACGCAATGATCGACTTTTCGGTAACGACGTTTGACCTCCGACATTACCTAGCGTTATTTTTACTTTTTAAACGTAAATCGGTTAAAATCAGAAAGGGCGCGTTGACAATTCCTGTTAACCGCCTAGCGTGCCGATTCGCGCTCCGCTTGCCGATCTCGGACGGATTAGCGTATCGTCCGGCCATGTCCCGCACCCGCATTGACCCTTCAGCGCCCGTCCTCCCGTTGCTCGGCGACGACTCGGCGTCGACGGCAGGCCCGCCGTCCCTAATGTCTATAGGCGTGCTGGCTCGCACCTATACCGCCGACGCGGTTGCAACGCTGGTGGATTGCCTGTCTCCCGGTATGCCCCCCGCCGTTCGCGTCAAAGCTGCCAGCGTCATCCTCGAACGGGGTTGGGGCGCACCCGTGCAGCACATAGAGGGCGGGGAACGGGAGACGGTTAAGGTTATCAGCGGGGAGCCGCTAAGCGAAGATGATTGGCTTGCGAAATATACCGGCGCGGGTATATCCGGCGAGGCGATGCGCAACGCGGTCGACCGGGCGGCGGAGGCGATGGCAAACGCGGATGCGATCACAGTCGAAAAAATAAAAACCGACGCGAGTCGGGGGGATGGGTCCCATCCGCCCCCGCTAAATTCAACCCCGAAAACCGATCAGGAAGATATACCCCGCCTAAATCCAACCCAGGAAAGCCCCACCCCCGTAAAAAAATCAAGCCTCGAAAACCAAGAGGAAAAAACTCTCTATGAAGACGACCCCGACGTGGCCGACGACGACACGCCGCGTGTGGTCCCGTTCCAGATTATCAGACGGCAGCCGCCGCCGACGCCTCCCCTGCACCCCAATGGCTGGGCAGCGCCCGCCTCCTTCGACGAAGCGTTGAAAAACTATCGCAAAAGCCGCTACACTGACGAGGAAGTGGCTCGAATGATAGACGATGGAGACATATGAACCCCGACCAGACCCTCATCTGGGCGCCGCAAGCGGGACCGCAGAAAGCCTATTTTGACTGCCCGATCGGTGAAATCCTCTTCGGGGGAAGCCGAGGGGGCGGCAAATCGGATGGCATTCTCGGCAAGTGGGGGGTCAAGGCGACGCGCTACGGGGCGGGCTTCAACGCTGTGTTCTTCCGGCAAGAGATGCCGCAGGTGGACGACCTGGTCGAGCGCGCCAAGGAGATTTACGGCCCCCTTGGCGCGCAATGGAAGGAGCAGCAGCGTCAGTTCATCTTCCCGGAGGGTGGCAGACTGCGTTTTCGCCCCCTGGAGCGGGTCGAGGACGCGGCGAAGTATCAGGGGCAGAACCTTTCCGACGCCGCGGTCGAGGAAGCCGGCAACTACGTGACGCCCAAGCCGATCGACATGCTCCACGGCGCCTTGCGGTCGGTGCGGGGCGTGCCGGTGCAACTCACGTTGACCGCCAACCCTGGCGGCCCCGGCCACACTTGGCTGAAACACCGCTACATCGACCCCGCACCGCTGGGGATGAAGCCGCTCTACCGTGAACTGCCGGACGGGACCAAGCACCTCTACATCTACATTCCGTCGAAGGTGCAGGACAACCGCGCCCTTCTCACGCGCGACCCCGGCTACATCTCGCGGCTCTACCTCGTCGGCAGCGACGCGCTGGTGAAGGCGTGGCTGTCAGGCGACTGGAACGTGGTCGCGGGGGCGTTCTTCGAGTGCTGGGACAGCACCAAGCACATCATCGCGCCGTTCACGATCCCGCGGCACTGGGTCCGGGCGATGTCCTTCGACTGGGGTAGCGCCAGGCCCTTCGTGGCGCAGTGGTGGGCGATCTCGGACGGGAGCCTCCTGCCGGATGGGCGTCAGTACCCGACCGGGGCGGCGATCCTGTATCGTGAATGGTACGGAGCGAAGGCGCCGAACGAAGGGCTCAAGTTGCCCACGCTCGACGTCGCCAGGGGCATCCGCGCCCGCGAGGACAAGGACGAGAGGATCGACTACCGCGTCGCCGACCCGGCGTGCTGGAAGTCCGATGGCGGCCCGAGCCACGCGGAAATCTTCGCCAACAACGGCGTGGTGATGCGCCCGGCGGACAACTCCCGCGTGACAGGCGCCAACCAGGTGCGGGATCGCCTGATCGGCATCGACGACACGCCGATGATGTACGTGTTCGGCACGGCGGTTGACTTCATCCGCACGGTGCCCGTATTGCAACACGACAAGACCCGGCCCGAAGACGTGGACAGTTCGGGAGAAGATCATTCTTATGACGCAACTAGGTATTTGTGCATGTCGCGTCCGTGGCACCGCGCGCCGGCCGTCGTGCTACCGATGCGGTCGATGGGGCAGATGACGATGGACGAGGCTTGGAAACTCGCCAGACCGCAGCAACGCCGGGAAGGACGCATCTAGGCCATGTCCGACACGCTTTCGATCACGCCACCGCAGGACACCACGGGCGTCGAGACCCAGGCCGACTTCGGCAAGGGTGAGCCCGGCCTGTGGGCCTACTGGATGGGGCAGGAGCGCATCGCCGACAAGGAGGACGAGAAGTGGGTGCGCCGCGCCGACCGCGTGATCGCGCGGTATCGCGACGAACGCCCGACGACGGGCTCGTCCGCCGCGGCGAACGCGCACCGCTTCAACATCCTGTGGTCGAACGTCCAGACCTTGCAGCCGGTCCTCTACGCCCGGACGCCCAAGCCGGTCGTGAAGCGCCGCTTTCTCGACAAGGACCCGACCGGGCGGCTAGCCTCGCTTCTGCTGGAGCGGTCCATCGCCTACTCGATCGACCAGTACGACTTCGACGCCGTGATGGAGCAAGCGGTCCTTGACCGGCTCCTGCCGGGCCGAGGGCAGGTGCGTATCCTATACACACCGCATTTCGCCCCGGCGACGACCGAGCCCTACAAGGACGTGGAGAGTTCGGCCGCGGTGGTGAGCGGCCCCGGCGATATGGTGCAGGACGCCACGACGCCGGACAGCACCCTGGCCGGGACGTCGTCAGCCGCGATGCCGAACGCCCCTCGCCCGTCGCTCGACGCCATCCAGCAGTCGCAGGACGCCCCACTGACGCCGCAGACGAAGACGCCCCAGGCATCGACGCAGCCGACGCAGGACCGCGAGGTGGTCTACGAAGAGACGAGCATCAAATACACCTACTGGAAGGACTACAAGGAGAGCCCGGCGCGGACGTGGGAGGAAGTCTCGTGGGTGCGCTATCAGGCGTACATGACACGGGATGAACTCGTCGAGCGGTTCGGCAAGAAGGGCGAGCGGGTGACGCTCGATTTCACGCCGAAGGGGGCGGACGGCGGCAGGCTGGAGGAGAAACCGCCGCCGGACGTGTTCAAGAAGGCGATCGTGCGGGAGTATTGGGACAAGAACCAGCGCAAGGTGATCTGGATCGCGCCGGGGACGCCTGACCTCATCCTCGACGAGATCGACGACCCGCTCGGGCTGCCTGACTTCTTCCCGAGCCCGGCGCCGCTCCTGGCCACCACCACGACCGACAAGCGGGTGCCGGTGCCTGACTACGTCGAGTATCAGGACCAGGCGGACGAGATCGACGTGCTGACGGCACGCATCGACCGGCTGACGCGGGCGCTCAAGGTGTCCGGCGTCTATCCCGGCAGCGCCAAGCAGGAGTTGCAGCAACTCATCGACGACGGGTCGGAGAACAAGCTGATCCCGGTCGAGGACTGGGCGTCCTTCGCGGCCAAGGGCGGCCTCAAGGAAATGATCGTCTGGATGCCGGTCGAGCAGGTGGCGCAGACGCTCATTCAACTTTCCGACCTCCGAGACCGGGCGAAGAACATCATCTACGAGATCACCGGCATCGGCGACATCGTGCGCGGTGCGTCGCAGCCAATGGAGACCGCCGCGGCGCAGAAACTCAAGGCCAGCTTCTCGACGCGGCGCCAGGTGCCGGAGCAGAAGCGTGTCGCCCGCTTCGCCCGCGACATCGTGCGCCTGATCGGCGCCGTCATCGCCGAGCACTTCTCGGCGGCGACCATCTCGGCGATCACGGGCTACCCGGAACTCCAGCCGGTGCCGCCTCTGCCGCCCCCGCCGCCGCAGATGATCCCGAACCCGCAGGCAGGCCCCCTGGCGCCCCAGCAGCCGATGCAGGCGATGCAGCCGCAGATGCCCGGCGCCCCCATGGCGCCTGACCAGCAGCCTCCCCAGCAGCCGCCGATGGTGCCGAATCCGGCCTACCAGCAATGGGAGCAGGCCGCGCAGGCGCGGGCCGTCGTGATCGGCGCGAACGCGGCCAAGCAGAAGCAGTTCGACGACGCCGTGGCGCTCATCAAGAAGGACGGCGTGACGGGCTTCCGCCTCGACATCGAGACGGACTCGACCATCGCCGCCGACGAGACACAGGACCGGCAGGACCGCACCGAGTTCATCTCGGCGCTGCTGCCGCTGATGCAGCAGACAGTCCCCTACGCCATGGGCAACCCCGCGGCGGCCGAGTTCGCCAAGCAGTTGACGATGTTCGGCGTGCGCGGCTTCCCGATTGCCCGGTCGCTGGAGGAGAGCATCGAGCAGTTCTTCGACCAACTGGCCACGATGCCGCCGCAGCCGCCCGGCGGAAAGCCCGGCGCATCGCCCGGCAAGGACCCGCAGGTCGAGCACGCCAAGATCGCGGCCGACGTCCACGCCACGGACCAGAAGACGGCCACGGAGCGGATGGCGATCCAGCAGAAGGCGCAGGCGGCGCAGAACCAGTTGCAGATCGCGACCATGCGGAACGAGTCGGAGCAGCAGCGCGACATGGTCGACCTCGCCATCCAGGCCAGCGAGGCGCAGGGCCGTCAGGACTTGCAGCGCCACAAGATCGACGCCAGAGCGGCGACGGGCCTTGTTTAACCCGGAGACACAGATTGTCGGCAGCCGGCGCACGAGCGAGGGCTACGAGTACGACGTGGACCTCGACGGGCGCCGGTTGACGGTCGCGGTGCCGGACACCGCCTTCAAGCGAGTGACGCCGGGCATCCTTGGCGCCCCCGAGCGGCGGCGGATCGTCGCTTCCATGGTCAAGAAGGCGGCGGCCGATGCGTGACCGGACGTCGGTGCTGCAATCGCTGCTTGAATACAACGCCGTCACGGGCGCGAAGCACGACTACAAGCCGATCGACCGGGAGAACGGCTCGGAGATCATCGCCAGAGAGGAGAGCGAACTTGCGCCGGACCTTCGTCTACGACCCCGACCTGGACGCGATGGTGGAGATCACGAACGGGACGAACCGCGTCCTGGAGCCCCGGTCGTCCGATGGCGTCCAGATCATTCGTGACCTGGAGCCCTACAAGACCGTCGCGGGCGATGTCGCCAACGGCGGCGACCCGATCGCGGTCGGCGGCCGGCGACAGCACCGCGAGTTCCTTCAGCGAAACGCCTACATCGAGGCGGGCAACGAACTGTCCTACATGGGCAAGAAGCAGGAATCCTACGTCGACCGCCGCGAATACCAGCGGGAACTCGTAAACGACATCAAGCGTGCGGCCAAGTGGCTGTAACCAACAGGAGCACACATGTCTGAGACCATGGACCAGTCGCCGGCCGAACAGCCCGACGACATCCGATCGGCAATCGAGCAGGCTTTCGAGCAACACGAGACCGCGCAATCGGACCAGCCGCGCGACGAGCGGGGGCGGTTCGCGCAGAAGGCGGCCGAGGCCGCGGCGGCAGCGGCGGAAACGCCGGACGCCCCGGAGGAGCCCGAGACCGCGGAGGCGCCGCCGGAGGAGCCCGAGGCGCCCACCGAGACGCCCGAGGGCGAGGAGAAGGTCGAGCAGCCCGCCAAGACGGCGGAGCCTCCGGCCACCTGGCGGGCGGCGGACAAGGAGATGTTCGGCAAGATACCGCCGGAGGCGCAGGAGTTCCTGCTTCGCCGCCACGGCGAGATGGAGGCCGACTACACCCGCAAGAACATGCAGCGGGCGGCGCTGATCCGCGACTACGAGCCGATCCGCCAGATGTTCGAGCCACACGCCGAGACCATGCGGCAGAAAGGCATCACGCCGTCCGGGCTCATCCAGGGCTGGTACAACGCCGAGACCGCCCTGATGGACGCCAGGCAGGCGCCGGCCCTCGTGGCCAACATCATCAAGGGCTACAACGTCGACCCGCAGAGCGTCTTCCGCGCGCTCGGCTACCAGATTCCGGCCGCGCAGGATGGCGAGCCGCCACCGCCCGCCGCGGCGTCGAGCACAACGCTGCCGCCGGAGGTGCAGCAGGTCCTCCAGCACGTCGTCAACCGCGTGGAGACGTTCGAGCAACAGCAACGCCGTCAGCAGCAGGAGCAGATGGCGCAAGCGGCGTCGAGGGTCGAGAGCGAGATCAAGCGGTTCGCCCAGGAGACCGACGCATCCGGCGCGCCGCTCCGTCCGTACTTTTCCGAGGTCGAGGACGAAATGGCGCTGATCGCCGATTCGTACACTCGAAAAGGGGGTGACATTCCTCCGCTTCAGGAGTTATATGAGGCTGCCGTGTGGGCGAACCCCATCACGCGCGCCCGAGTGCAGCAAGACATGACCGCAGCCGCCGAGGCCCAGCGCGTCGCTGCCGACCGGAAGCGCGCGGAGGAGGCCAGGGCTCGATCGGCGAGAGCGCAACGCGCTGCCGCGCCCGTCACCGGAGCCCCACGCACCGGCCTAGGCGATCCCCGCGAGACAAGCGAGTTGTCCCTTCGTCAACAACTTGAGCGGGCCTTTGAAGAAGCCAACAACGGCTAATTCGGCCTCGCAGGAGAACACCCTTGGCTACTCCCTCCTCAACCTGGTCGGAAATCGCGACCACCACGCTGTACAACCGCACGCGGAAGCTGGCGGACAACGTGACGAAGAACAACGCCCTTCTGTCGCGCCTGAACAGCAAGTCGAACGTGAAGCCCTTCGACGGCGGCACGGCGATCGTGCAGGAACTCGAATACTCGGAAAACGGCACGTTCACCCGCTATTCGGGCTACGACGTGCTGAACATCTCGCCGTCCGACGTGTTCACCGCCGCGCAGTTCAGCATCACCCAGGCCGCCGTCGCCGTGTCGATCTCGGGCCTCGAAATGCTCCAGAACGACGGCAAGGAGCGCATGATTCCGCTGCTGGAGAGCCGCATCGCCAACGCCGAGAAGACGATGGCGAACAACCTCTCCAACGACTGCTACTCTGACGGCACCGCCAGCGGCGGCAAGCAGATCGGTGGTCTTCAGCTTCTCGTCGCCGACGTGAACAACAGCGGCACCGTGGGCGGCATCTCCGCCGCCACCTGGGGCTTCTGGCAGGACTACGTGGCGTCCTTCGCCTCGAACTCCCTGACGCCCGGCGCCGCGACCATCCAGACGATGATGAATCGCGTGTGGCTGAACGTCACCCGCGGTAACGATCGCCCGGACCTGTTCATCTCGGACAACACCTACTTCCGCTACTACTGGGAGAGCCTCCAGGCGATCCAGCGGATCACCTCGACGGACAAGGGCATGGCGGGCTTCCAGGCCCTCAAGTTCATGGACGCCGACGTGGTGTTCGACGGTGGCTTCCAGGGCACCTCGGCGGGCAACGTCTCGGCGCTCGGTTCCGGCGGTTCGTGGCTGTCCGGCTCCGGTGCTCCGGCGTCGCACATGTACGCCCTCCAGACGGACTACATCTTCCTCCGGCCCCACAGCCAGCGGAACATGGTCCCCCTCGACCCCGACCGTTTCTCGGTCAACCAGGACGCCATGGTGAAGCTGATCGCTTGGGCGGGGAACATGACCATGTCCAACCGCTGGGCTCAGGGCGTCATCACGGCCTGATCGAGAGCAGAAGGAGACAACACAGATGGCCTACACTCCGACTACGACCCTGGCGGGCATCCAGCCGATCGCGTCGACGAACTCGACGGCGAACCATCCGCTCGGCATGACTGTCACGGCGAACGACCCGACCTACGGCGGCGGCACCTTCATCTACCTGAAGGGCGTCACCTCCACGGTTGTCGGCTCCGTCGTCCAGTACAACAACATCGCCGGCACGACGACCCTGGTGCCGAACACCGCCAACCTCGGCGCTCCGCTCGCGGTCGCCATGGCGGCCTGCACCACCGGCCTCTACGGCTGGTACCAGGTCGGCGGCGAGGCCGTCATCAAGAAGACGGCGGTCAAGGTCAGCCCGAACGTCAAGATGTATATCAGCGGCACGGCGGGCCGCTTGATGTCCACCGCGGTCTCGGGTAAGCAGGTGGCGGCACTCATCACCAGCAACGCGGCGACGGTCCTTTCGGCGACCTCCACCGTGACCTGCCTGATCCAGTGGCCCGTGGCGCAAGGAGCGGTTGCCTGATGGACATTTGGCCTGTGGACGAGGATTGGCGCGAGATTCGAGGCGCCCGCGTTTCCAGTCTCGCTCACGTCCTCCCATGGGCCAACCTGTCTCCAGGCGTCGTCGTCCATCCGTTCGCCCTTGTGGGGCATCTCGCGAGCCAGTCTCGCGCGTTGGCCCACAAGGGAACGCCCTATCGGTTTCTCCGAGTGGGCGAACGGACGGAAATCGGGCCGCACTCGACCATCTACGGCGGCGCCATCATCGGCGAGGACACCCTCGTCGGCGATGGCGCCTCTATCCGAGAGGACGTCAGGATCGGTGATCGGTGCATCATCGGCCGTCACGTCACCATCGGGTTTGGCGCGACGATCGGCAACGACGTCCGCATCATGGACGGCTCGTTCGTCGCCGAAGGCGCGGTCATCGGCGACCGGACGCTTCTCGGCGCCGGGGTCGTGATGAGCGGGCACCGGCAGCCGGACCTGAACGACTACAAGTACACCGAGAACCGCGCCCCGATCATCGACGAGGGCTGTCTCATCGGCTCGGGCGCCAACCTCCTGCCGGGCGTCCGGATCGGCGCTGGCGCCGTCATCGCCGCGGGCGCCGTGGTGGCAGAGAGCGTGCCGCCGAACTGGAAAGCGGTCGGCCCCAAGGCCGCCGTCTCCTACGTGACGCGACCGCCTACCGTCCTCCCCCTGGATCACCACCGCGTATGATCGAGGTGACAGACCGCGGCAAGCCGCTGACGGTCGTCGCTTTTTCCGGCTTGGCGCCGGACAACCACGTTTACGAGTGGACCAAGTCGTTCGCCGACCTGCCCGTCAACCTGATCGGCGTCAAAGACCCGCACAACGCCTGGTGGCAGATTGAACGGCGCCAAATCCGTGAGGAAGTCGATAAGGCGATCCTCAAACTGCGAGCCCCCTGGATCGCGATCGGCGGTTCGGCAGGCGGTTTCGGCGCGATCATGTTCGGGCGCCAGCTTGCGGCGCGAAAAATCATCGCCTTTGTGCCTCAGACGGCTTGCGGAGCGACGAAAAGGGCACTTGGCGACTGGCGGTGGGCCAATTTCTGCCTGGAGACGCCTGAAAACGACCTCGCCGGGTGGGGCGAGAACGTCGAAATCCACGTCGGGGAAGACCCACACGACATCATCCACGCCGACCGGATGCCGGAGGCCAAGATCGTGCGCTATGCTAGGTCGGGACATGATCTCCCGCACGACCTCAAGAACGACGGACGCCTCAAACCCTTGCTGGAATCCTTCCTGGAGCGTGAAACCGCGTGAAAATCATATCGTTTTGGGCGCCGCGACCTGACCATCCGCATTTCCACGACTACACGCCCTATCTCGACCTCCTGCGCGAGTCGTGCTTGCGCTACGGGCACGAGCACGTCGTTCTGACGGACGATCCCTCGGTAGGTCCCGACGCCTACGTCCGCATCCTGCCGCACAACCTCATGCTGGCCTACCTCGTCGCGCAGCACTCGTGGCTATCGGACCCGGCCAACGCCGACACGCCCTGCCTGCTGACTGGCGCTGACTGCGTTCTGGCGCAGGACCCGTCCGTCTTCGCTGAACTGTGCGGGGGCGCCGACATTCTCGTGACCTCTGACCCGACCTTCCTCGACTGCCGCATCAACATGGGCGCGATCTATATCCCGACGCCGTCCAAGGTCGTGTCGGTGTGGCGGGACGCCATTCAACGGTGCAAGGGCGAGTGGGGCGACGACCAGATCGCGTTCGCCGCGGCGCTTGAGGCGTCCGATCTGTCGGTCGTCGACGTCCCGTGCGACCCGTACAACCTCGCGCCGGAGCATCCCGGTGACGACTGCCGCCGCGGTGTCGTGCTGCATTTCCGCAGTGACCGCAAGGCGTGGATGACGGCCTACTGCCGCGAATGGCTCGACCTCGGGCCGGGCATCCAGGTCAAGGTGGCGCCGAACACCGACGACGAGACCGCGATCGCGCAGATCAAGGTCAACCTCGCCGGAGGTTATACCGAACTGCAAGCGGCGGACGGCCACGCGGGTTGCGCCGTCCTGGTGGGCAGCGGGCCGTCCGTCGCGGACGATTTCGAGAAGATCAAGCACCTTGCCGCCGAAGGCGCCACCATCTTCGCGCTGAACGGCGCGGCGGGCTGGCTCGCCGAGCGCGGCGTCGTCGCCGACTACGGCGTGATGCTCGACATGCGCGAGGGCAACACGAAGTTCATCCGGTCGGCGTCGCGCGACACGACTTGGCTGATCGCCTCGCACTGTCACCCGGCGGTGTTCAAGGAGGCGACGCGACTCAAGATGTATCACTTCGGGGCCGAGACCTCCCGTCCGCATCTTCCCAACGGGGCGATGCTGATCGGCGGCGGCCCAACTGTCGGGCTGACCGCGATGGTTCTCGCCGTGGCGACGGGATTTCGCGAACTTCGGCTGTTCGGCTACGACTCTTCCTTCTCCGGCAACGAGTTGCACGTCAAGCCGCAGTCGATGACCGAGGATGAGGCTCGCCGGCTGGACGTGTGGGTCGACGGCCTGAAGTTCCACACGAACATCGCCATGTACGCGCAAGCGGCGTCGTTCCAGGACGTGTGCCGAAGCCTTCTCGACGCCGTGCCTGACGTTCATATTGCAGTACATGGCCGAGGACTGCTACCTACTATCGCGCAAGTCATGGCGCGAGACGCCACCCAAACTGCGGCAGAGGCCGCGTAGGAGACAGACAATGTCCACCCAAGCAGTCCTTCTGGCGACGGGCGTTCCCGCGGGGCAGGCCACCGGCCTCGGCTACGTCGAAAGCACCGGCCAGACCGCATCGGCCACGACCAAGGCGACGGCGTCGGTCCTGACCGCCTCGGTCAACACCTTCTCAACCGTCGCGTCCAACGGCTCCGTCGTCCTGCCGCCCGCCGCGACCGCACCGCCCTGCATCGCCATCTACAACGGCGGCGCCAACCCCCTCCTGGTCTACGCCAACGGCACCGCCGAGACGATCAACGCGCTGTCGGCTGCCGCCTCGTTCTCCGTGACCAACGGCAAGAGCGCCATCTTCATCCCTGGCAACCAGAAGTGGGTTGCGAACCTGAGTGCATAACATGAGCGAAGCCCGCATCGAGAACACGTTCCACCGTTCCTTCGACTTTTCGCCGAAGGCGGCGCCCTACGATCCGGTCAAGCCTCGTTTCCATCTCGCCGAGGTGCAGGACGAGGCTGCGACGGCGTCGGCCGGTCGCCCGATCTTCCGGTCGGTGGAGCGTGTCGAGATCATCATCCCCGGCTCGTTCAACACGCCCGTCAAGAACGTGACGGACGAGCACCGCTCCCGCTGGCCCACCGAGTACGCGAAGTTCAAGGCGGGTCAGGAGGTGGCGGTCGAGGGGACGCCGATCGACGAGTGGGCGGCGCTCAACCGTGCGCAGGTTCACGAACTCAAGGCACTCAACATCTTCACCGTCGAGCAGTGCGCGGCGCTCGACGACAACGCGATCAAGCGCATCGGCATGGGCGGCATGTCGATCCGAAACGCCGCCAAGGCGTATCTGGACGACGCCGAGTCGATGAAGATGGTCACGCAAATGACCCGCGAACTCGAAATGCGGGACGCCGAGATCGCCAGGCTGAAGGTGGCGGTCGAGGCGCAGAACGCCGCGATCTCGCAGATGCAGGCGGCGATGGCGTCCGGCAATCACCCGGCGGCGGTCGCCCACGCCATCGCCGCGGCGCCGGTCGTGCCGGAGGCACCGGCGCCTTCGTCGCTCGACTCGCTCGCCAAGCCGCGCCGTGGTCGCCCTCCCCGGCAAATGGTTGAGGAAGACGTGTAATGGATACTTACAGCCAGTGGTGGAACATGAAGCCGATGGACTCCGGTCCCTCGATTTCGCCTCTCGCCGACTACGCCACGCGGATGCGCGCGGCGATGGCGGCACCGCAGGCTGTGAACCCGCTCGTCGCGGCCTACACGCCCCCGACCTACCAGACGACGCCGCCGCACGTCGACGTCAACGCCGTCATCGCGGCGATGCGGGGCGACAAGGGGCCGGCGCCGGGCGCCCCGCAGCAGGCGCCGGTCGCGGCGCTGCTTGGCCTGCCCGGCGGCTCCGAAGCCAACATCGGCGGCGCTGATCGAGCGGTCGGGGGTTTTCCGACCGCCCGCGAGTTCCAAGACCTCGCGGCAGGCGGCAAGGCGGCCTTCGCCGGGATGCCTGGCGCGCTGATGGGCGCCCTGTCCGGCTCGGGCGATTTCCAGACGGGCGGCCTGACGGGCGACACGGTCGGCGCTGGCGGCGGCAGCGTCGGTCCCGGCACGGGCGCCAACAGCGACCCGGTTGGCGGCCAGAACTCGTCGAACGACCCGCAGGGCATGGGCGGCTACGCCGAAGGAGGAGAAGTGCGCGACCTGCCAGAAGTGGCCCCTTGGATGACGATGGACAAATTGGTCGAAGCCGCAGGGCCGAACCTCGACCTGATTCCGCAGCAAATAATTCGCAAAAAGAACGGCGACATCGACGTCCGCGCAACCGCTTTGGCCTATAACAAGGCCCTCTCAGACCACGTCATCGGGCAGTATCTACGGCAGAGCCCGGAATCGGGGCCGGCCAAATACGGAGAGTATGTGTCCGGCGCTTTCAACGGGGGCGAATACCCTAAAAGCATCGCTGATGCTTTAGCGGCTCAACAAGCGCGTGATACCACCGCCGCGCAGCCTGCCGGAGCGTCGATGATGCCGGCCTATAAGAAGGGCGGCCCGGTCAACAAGGTGTCCGGCCCTGACCCAAAAGGCCCTGACGACGGCTACGCGGCGCTCGACAAGGGCGAATACGTCATCCGCAAGTCGGCGGCCAAAGACATCGGCAAGAAAAACCTCGACAAGATGAACAAGGGCGGCATCGACGCCAAGGCCGAAGGCGAGGCCATGGCCAAGCGGATCAGCGCCCGGAACGACCGCAAGTACGACAAGGACAAGGACGGTATGTGATGCCGAGCCTTCTCGACATTTTGTTGGGGAGGAATGACACGCCGGTTCTACCGCCGCGTGACGGCATAGGCTCGCTCGGCCAGGTTCCTTTCCGCTACGCGGGCAACGCGGTAGGGACCGAGACGACGGCGGGCATCGAACCGAGGCCGATTGATCGGTTCATGGCGCGGGCGGAGGCGCCCGACGTGCAGAACATGACGGCTATCGGAATGGGCCTTGATGCTGGGCCGATGGCGTCCATCCGCGCCTATCACGGTTCGCCGCACATGTTCGACCGCTTCGACATGTCCAAGATCGGGACGGGCGAGGGGGCGCAGGCGTATGGGCATGGGTTGTATTTTGCGGGGAAGGAAGGAACGGCTCGCTTTTACCGCGACGCGCTCTCGCCTCCTCACGGCCTAAACAAAAGCGTTTTGATCGACGGCACGCCGCTAGGAGAAATGCCGGAATACTTGGCTATGAATCCCTTAGCGCGAGCGCGGGCAGCGAATGCTATCGCGGCCGGCGGCGACAAAGGGTCATGGCTGCAATACGCCGAAGCGGCAAACGCCGCTGATCCTTTTGCCGCGCAAATAACCCCTTCCGGCAAAACAAAAGCGGAATTAGTTCACGCTCCCGCGTTGGATTTTCTAAACACAATCGACCCGTCGCGCGTCACGCGGGCTCAACACCCCGGCCACATGTATGAAGTCAACATCAACGCGCGCCCGGAGCAGTTGCTGGATTGGGATAAGCCGCTGGCGGGGCAGAACCCGCAAATTCAAAGCGCGCTTGAACGTATCGGCGTGCCTCGTGATACGCCGCAGCCTTACACCGGGCTTCCTCTCGCCAACGGCGCAAAACTTCGCGTCGAAACCGACCCTGATTTCGGGCCGCGCTATTTTATGGACATGCCTAGCGGCGGAAGTTTTCGGATAAACGCATCGGATTTGTCTAATCTGATCGGCCCGGCAGGCGGTCAACTGCATGGGAAAGCGGCATGGTCTAACGTGGCGGGGAGACTGGGTGAACAAGACGCGTCCGTCGCCCTCCGCGACGCCGGCATCCCCGGCATCCAATACCTAGACGCCGGCTCCCGTGGCGCGGGCGAGGGCTCGCGCAACTACGTCATCTTCGACGACAAGTTGATCGACATCTTGCGCCGCTATGCCTTTCCCGGCATGGTAGGCGCTGGTGCAGCGGCAGGAGCGACGAATGCCGAGCAAGTCCCCTAAACAGGCGGCGATGATGCGCGCCGCGGCGCACGATCCCAAGTTTGCGGCCAAGGTCGGCGCGCCGGTCAAGGTCGCCAAGGAGTTCGCTGCCGCTGACGCCGCCAAGAAGAAGCCGCCCCGCAAATGACCCTCCTGACCATCGCCCAGGCCGCGTGTAACGCGATCCCGATCGCCTGCCCGTCCAGCATCGTCGGCAACACGTCCGACATGTCGGCGCTGACGCTCCTCGCCCTCGCCAACGAGGCAGGGAACGCGGTGGCATCGAAGAAGCCCGGCGGCTGGGTCGCGATGGTCCGCGAGTATGACTTCAAGACCGTCGCCTACGGTCCGGTCGCGGGCGCCGTCGCCAATGTCGGCGGCTACGCCACCGTGACGACGGTCGGCTCGGCCGGTGCCGGTATCTCGGCCTACGCCTGGGTCCTGTCCGGCCCGTCGCTGTTCAACAACGCCGTCATCACCAACGTGCAGGTCGTCGGGCCAGACTACGTCTACACCACCAACCTCCCAATGTCGGACGACGCGACGACGGGCGACTTCTACTTCTCGCAATCGGACTACCCGATGCCGAGCGACTTCGACCGCCTGGTCGATCAGACGTCGTGGGATCGGACCCGTTACTGGCAGATGCGCGGCGTGATGTCGCCGCAGCAATGGCAGTTCACGCGGTCCTCAATCTTCGGCAAGACGACGATCCAGCGGCGCTACCGCGAACGTAACTCCGACTGGCTGTCGTCCGCGACCGGGACGCCCTCGATCAACGTCTACTCGATCGACCCGGTGCCACTCGACAACGGCGCGAACCTCGTCTTCGAGTATATCTCGAACGGCTGGTGCGCCAACGCCGACACGGGCGCCCGGCAGAACCAATGGCTTGCCGACACCGATTACGGCATCGTCAGCGAATACCTCCTGACCCTCAACCTCAAGTGGCGCATCCTGCGCCGCATGGGTGTCTCCTACAACGAGGAGATGGACGAGTACGAACGAGAAGCCGACAAGTTCGTCGCCCGCGACGGCGGCACCGCGATCCTCGACATGACTCCGAACTTCGGCGCCGGGCTGCTAACGAGTTGGAACACTCAAGAGGGAAATTTCCCTAGTCAGCCGGTATCGGGATAAACTATGCGACTTGTAGCCGCTTTCGACGATTTGTTCGTGCCTGAAGCGCTTAGCGGTTGCTGGTTGTGGCACGGCGAAGTAAATCGAAGTGGTTACGGCCAATACTACGAAAGTTACACGCCTAGAATCCGCCATATGGCGCATAGACACGCATGGAAAATTCACTTCGGCCCCATCCCTGACGGACTTTGGGTTTGTCACCACTGCGACACTCCAAGCTGCGTGAACCCGAGTCATTTGTTTCTTGGGACTCCGGCCGATAACAGCGCCGATATGGTGCGAAAAGGTCGTAGCTCGTGGGGCGAAAGAAAAGGCAGAGGCGCCAGCCTTACAAACGCGCAGGCCGAGGAAATTCTAGCATCGACCGAGACCAACACGGCTCTCGGGCGTAAATACGGCGTGGATCACCGGACCATAAGTCAGATTCGACTTGGGACGACGTGGAGTCGCCTGGGCGGCGCCCGCCAAGACGACCCGAAAGCGGCGCTATCACACAAAGGAACAGCGCACCCTCTAGCCATCTTGAACGACGAGAAGGTGCGCGAGATACGCCGACTTCTCCGTGATGGCGTTGGGCCGACCGAGATCGGTCGGCGTTACGGCGTCTCCAAAGTCGTGATCGGCCACATCAAACGTGGTAAGACGTGGCGCCACGTCTCGGACGACTGACCGATGCCCTTCGCGCCGCTCCAACTCCAGCAACGGCTCCAGATGGCGGTGCAGCCGGTCTCGCAGCCGGTCCCTATTCCGCCGCCCATCAAAGGGTGGAACACGCGCGATCAGTTGGACGCGATGGACCCGCTCGACGCGGTTCAACTGGACAACTGGTTCCCTGACAAGAACGGCGTCTACGTCCGCAACGGCTACCAGGAGTATGCCTCGTGCGGCGGCTCGACCCCGGTGTGGACTCTCGCCGAGTTTGACGCCGGCAGCGCCAAGAAACTTCTCGCCGCGACGAACGGTCACATCTACGACGTGACCGACCCGCTGACGGTTACGTCTCTGGCCTCCGGGCTCACGTCGGACAAGTGGCAGACGGTCAACTTCCTCGGGCGCACCTTCTTTATGAACGGCGTCGACACCATGAAGGTGTATGACGGCTCGACGATCGCCGACGCGACCTTCACCGGCGTTACCCTCAGCACGATCGTGGGCGGTTGGCAGTATCAGAACCGCCTCTACTTCTGGACCGCGAACTCGACCGGCTTCTGGTACGCTCCGCTCAACTCGATCTCCGGCGCCCTCACGTTCTATGACCTCGCCGCGTTCTCGCCAAACGGCGGTAACATGACCGTGATGACCAACTTCACGCACGACGGCTCAAACGGCGTGAACGACTTCGCCGTGTTCATGCTGTCGTCCGGCGACGCGCTGGTCTATTTCGGCGACGATCCTGGCCTTCTGTCGGCCTGGCAGCTTGTCGGGCGGTTCCGCCTTGCGCCGCCGGTCAACCCGCGGGCGATGACCACCTACGGCGGTGACTCCTTCGCGACCACCTTCGACGATCACATCCCGCTTCACACTGTCCTCGTGGCCTTGATGCAGGGGCAGATGCCGCCGCGCAGCAAGGTCTCGACGGCGGTCGCCGAGGCGGTCGCGGACGGAAGCGATCTGGACGGCTGGCAGGCGCTCTACTACCCGAAAGGCCGCTATCTCCTGTTCAACATCCCGCAGACCAACGGGACGTTTCAGCAGCATGTGTGCAATACATCGCTGCCGGACAAGCCGTGGTGCCGGTTCACCAATCAGACCGCCTACAACTGGGCGGTGTTCGACAACAACCTCTACTTCGGCGGCGCGAACGGTGTCGTCTATCAGGCGGACACGAGCGCCCTCGACAATCTCGGCGCCATCCAGGCGACGGTGCAGCAGGCGTGGAACCGGCTAGAGTCGCCGAACCGGAAGCGCGTGGCGGCAGTGCGGCCGATCATCCAGACGTCGGGCAGCCTGACCTACGAGTTCTCGGTCGGCTTCGACTATCAACCGTTCAACATCCCGGTGCCGGTCGTCACGACGGCCTACGGGTCGCCGTGGAATATCTCGCCGTGGAACACGTCTCCTTGGAGTTCGGAGAACTCGGTCGACGTGCAATGGCGGATCGGTGGCGGCTCCGGCACCGCGGTAGCGTGGGGCATGGCGCTGTCCAGTTCCAAGGCGGCGTCGTGGCTCCGCACCGACTTGCGGGTTGAAGGCGGCAACGCCTTCTGATGCTGGTCCACAGGCCAGACCTCGACGCCCCTCTCGCCACCTATGCCGCCGAGCGTCTTGGGCTTCCGCCGCGCCGCTGGGACCGATGCCGGTCATTCGGCGTGATGCGTGGAAAAGACCTCGTGGCGGTGATCGTCTTTCACGACTACCGCTGGCCGAACATCGAGGCGTCGATATGGTCGAGCACGCCGCGATGGGCCACCCGGCATGTCCTCGGCGCCGTGATGAAATACGCTTTTCAACAGTTGGATTGTCGTCGTATAACGGCTCTCACCGAGACCACGAACCAGCGCGCTCGCGCATTCCTCTGCCGTCTCGGCTTCACGCAGGAGGGCATCCACCCACACGCTTTGCCTTCGGGGGACGCCGTAACCTATGGGCTGCTTCGCGAGAACGCCGCCCGCTGGATGGCAGAGGTAAATGGCTAAATCATCGCCCAGCACTCCCTCCGTAGCCGACCCCGCCGTGACGGCGGCGGCGCAGGGGAACGCCAACGTCAACACCGCGGCGGCGAATGCGGCGCTGAATTTCGTCAACCAAGTGACACCGTACGGCTCGACAACCTACGACACCACCGGAACCTACACGACCCCGGACGGCCAGGTTGTCCCGCGCTATACGCAGACGACCGCGCTCTCGCCGCTCGGGCAGTCGATCCTCACCGGGCAGCAGCACGTCACGAGCAACCTGCTGCCGGCGGCGGAGACCTTGAGCAAGTCGGTCGGAGCGGCGATCACCAACCCGCTCGACTTCAACACGCCGCAGTCCGGCATCCTGAACTCGTCGCCGCAGCAGATCAGCGACCGTGCCGCCGACGCCGCCTACGCCAAGCAGAAGGGCTTCCTTGACCCGCAATGGGGCCAGCAGCAGCGCCAACTTGAGGATCAGCTTGCCCGGCAGGGTATCCCGGTCGGGTCCGAGGCGTACTCCAACGCCATGACGCAGTTCAACAACGCCAAGACCCAAGCCTACGACGCTGCGCAGAACGGCGCGATCGCCAACGGCACGTCGGCGGCGGGCAACCTGTTCAACATGGCTCTGGCGGGCAACCAGCAGAACATCGCGCAACAGCAGTTGGCGCAGCAGCAGCCGCTCTCGATCCTGCAATCCCTCTTCTCGTCGTCGCCGTCGACGCAACAGCAGCCGATCACGCAGCCGAACCCGATCGGCGTCGCCAACACCGACGTGATCGGGGCGACGAACGCCGCCAATAACCAGGCGATGAACATCTACAACGCGCAGATGGGCCAGCAAAACTCGATGTTCGGCGGTCTCGCCGGTCTCGGCAGCGCAGCGATCAGGGCCTTCGTATGAGCGAATCCCTCACGCAACTCTATCTGTCCAACCCTGCGCTCGCGACGGCGATCCGTCGCCAGCAGGCCGGACAGTCGCTCGTCAACGAGGGCATGTCCACGGCGCCGACCGGCCCGTGGGGCGCTCTCGCGCGGCTCGCGCAAGCCTACGTCGGCACGCGGGACGTCAACAAGGCTGAGCAGGACATCAAGGATTACGGCGAGCAGAGCCGTGCCGACATGAACAACTTCATGTCGATGGTCAACGGCGGCGGGCAAAGCCCGGCGGGTTCGATGCCGTCGTCCGTGCCGCCTCCGACGACCGGGGTTCCGGGAAGCTACACCGCATCGGTCGAAAAACTGGAGGGGACGGGGCAGAACCCCCTTTCATCGGCCAGCGGTGTCGGGCAGTTCACCACAGGGACGTGGATGGACTACGCCAAGAACAACCCGGAACGGTTTTCGGGCATGGACCCGCAGCAAATCCTCGCGATGCGCGACAACCCCGAGGTTGGCCGCGACGCGATCAAGTGGCTCGCAGGGCGCAACGCGCCTATCCTCGCGCAAAGCGGCGTCCAGCCGACGAACGGCGCTCTCGCCCTCGCGCACTTCCTTGGGCCGAAAGCCGCCGCCGCGGTATGGCAGGCCGACCCGAATACGCCGATCGCCTCCGTTCTCCAGACCGCCATCGGGCCGGAGCAGACGCAAGCCTACCTTCGCGCCAATCCCACGCTGTCGGCGGCTACGGCGGGCACGCTGACGACCAAGTATCGCGCACTGGACGGTGGAGCCGCCTATTCGGGAGGCGACGGCGCGAGTTCGGGCGGCAACGGCGGCTACGATCCTGTGGCGACGGCCGAGCGGTATCGCCGCCTAGCCATCTATGCCGCCGCGTCGCCCAACCCGCAAATCAAGGCGATGGCGCAGACGCTTGGTCAGATGGCGTCGCAGGCTCTCCAGACGAACCGCTACGTGCCGCAGCCGCGGAACGGCGTCGCCGGGCAACTCAACCTCACGACGAACGAGTGGAAGCCGGATTTCACCAACACCGCCACGACGTTCACGACCGAGAACGGCGACGTCTATCAGAACCCGCCGGGCGGCGGAGCGCCTGTCCTTGTCCACCGCAACCCGACCGGGATCACGGGTCAGGGGGCGGAGGCGAGCGCCGAGCGTGTTCTGTCGACCTTGGCGCCGAAGGTCCGCGATGGGACCGCGACGCCGCAGGAGCAGTCGCAATATGCCCAGGCGGCGCAGGGTTACATCCGCCCCGAGGCCAAGTTCGACACCACGACCGGCAAGTGGATCATGCTGCCGCAGCGATCTCTCCCGCCCGGCTACCCGATGCCGACTGCGTGGGGCGGACAGGGCGCGGCTGCGCCCGCCCAGCCCGGTGCGGTTGCGCCCGCCCAGCCCGGTGCGGCCCCGGCCGCGCAGCCCGGTGCGGCCCCGGCCGCGCAGCCCGGTGCGGCCCCGGCCGCACAGCCCGGCGCGGCGCCTCCCGCCCAGCCGCCGCAGACTTTCGGCGGAGCGCAAGAACTCACGCCGGGCGGCTTCCACCAGGCAGAGGCGTCCAAGGTGACGGCCGGTTCGGCCAAAGGGATGCTCGACGAGGCGATCAAACAGCAGGCCGAGGCGAACACAGGGGCGCCGATCCGGCAGACCGCCGCGACGATCCGGTCCATGCTTGATGATGTCCGAACCGGCAAGTTGGCCGAACAGGCGATCAATGCGGGCGCGTGGCTGACCTCGCTTGGCGTCCCGCCCGAAACCGTGAAATCCATCACTGGATCGAGCACGTCCCAAGCTGAAATTCTCCGCAAGGCATTGTTCCAACTCAGCACGGGCGCGGTGCGCGGTATGGGCGCTCGCGAGCCGGGGTCGGTCATCCAACTGTTCACGACGCGCTATCCGAACCTCTCCGATCAGAACCTCACGATCGACGCCATGAGCCGTCTATTGGAGTCGGATCAGCAGTACAAGGAGGACGCGGCGAACTCGCGTGTGGCGCATCTTCAGAACTCCGTGGATGAGTTCGGCAAGACCGGCAAGTTCCGCGGCGCTGAAGGCTACCAGCCGCCGGACGCCTACGTCTATCAGGCGGCGGCGCTCGCGGCTGGCGGAATGCCCTACAACGTCTGGACGCATGGGCTCTCCAACGAGCAGCAGACCGAGGCGCTGCGTCTGGCGTCGAAGATTTGGCCGGACGCCGCGGCGCTTGATCGTTCGGGGCGGCGAGTCATTCTCAAAGGGTCGCGCTGATGGCGCAGCCTTTCGATCCTTTCGCCGCCGCCGGGTTCGGAGGCGCTTCAGCGCCCCCGCCGCAAGCCGAACCCGAAGGAATGTCGGCGCCCTTCGACCCGTTCGGCGCGGCGGGCTTCGCTCAAGTGGCGCCGGACGCCCCCACTCAGACCGTCGCCAAACCGCCGCGTCCGAAGGTGCTCGCGGTCATGCCGGACGGGCGCCCGATCTTCGACGACCCGGCGCTCAACAACAAGATCACCGAGAACAACCTCCGCATCGGCGAGAAGATGGGTGAAGGGGCGACCTTCGGCCTTCTGCCGCACATCGTCGCGGGCGTCCGGTCGCTGTTCGGGACGCCCTACCAGCAAGGGCTTGCGGAAGCGCGGAAGTTCACCAACGACACGTCGGAGGAGATGCCCGGCGTCTCCATGGCGGCCGAAGCGATGGGCGGCCTCGCCCCCGGCGGTCTGATCGGCAAAGCGGCGCAATTCGGCACCGCCGGTAGAGTCCCCGCCTTGGCCGAGAAGGCGGCGCGCGGTGCGGCCATGGGTGGCGCGTTCGGCGCCGCCAACACAGCCGGACACAACGTCGGCATGGGCACGATGGACAACTTCGCGCCTGACCTGAAGACCGCTTTTCTCGTCAACGCCGGTCTCGGCGGCGGCATCCCGATCGTCGGCGCCGGTCTGCAAGCCGGGGCGAACACAGGCCGCGCTCTCGTGAACGCCTTCCGCAACGCGGCGACAGAGGGCGGACGCGGCGCCGTCGCGGGGCAAATCCTCAAGGAGACGATGGGCGATTTCACCGGGACCCCAGCCACGTCGCCGATCCCAGGCGTCACGCTGCGTCCGGCGCAAGCAACCGGCAATCCCGGCTTGGCGTCGCTGGAGCGCACGCTGGGGCCGGCGGGAGCGACGACGGCGGAAGACGTGGTGCAGAACGGCATGACGCCGCGGCAAACCGGCGCTCTGATCGAGCACCTGGTCGGCCCCGACAACGCTGCCCGGACTCCGACCGCGATCGTGAACGAGGCGAGCCAGCGCGGTGTCGGCACGATCCGCGCCCTGGACGCCGCGCTTGGCGGACGCGAGCGCGAACTGTGGCAAGACCCGGCACTGGCCAACGTGACCTTCCACGGGCCAACAATGGCGCAAGGAGTGGCACGGTCGGTCGCGCAACTACCCGCGTCCTGGCGCGACGCCATCACCGGCCCGAACGCCACGCTCGGCTCGTTCCTGAAAGAACTTGGTGAACTCGGGCCGAACGCCACAATCCAGGAAGTGAACTCGGTTCGCAGCCGCATTCTCGCCGCGGCTCGCGACGCGGCGGCGGGCGCCAACCCGGACAGCGTGAAAGCGCAAGCGGCGCGGTCCATGGCTGACGCGGTCATCAACCAGATGGAGCAAGCGCCCGCCTTCGCCGCAGCGGCGCAACCGGCGACGACTCGCGTCGTGTGGGAGCCGTCAGCGTCGATCGAACATTTCGGACCCGCGCGTCGCGTAGTCGACGTGCCAGCGACCCCTAGCGGCGACGCGGCGCGTGAAGCCTACCAGCGGGCGCGGGACTTCACCCGGCAATACAACACGACGCTCGGCTTCCCCGAGTTCGACCCCATCTTCACGCGCAACTACGCCGGGAACATCACTGGCAATGATGAGGCGATCTTCGGCCGGTTCTTCGACCCTCGGGCCGGGACGTCGGCCGGGGCGAGCCGTCTGCAAGACCTGATCGACTTCGCGACCGCCAACGGCAATCCGAACCTCGCCAATCAACTTTCCGGCGATATGCAGCAGTATCTCCGGGCGCTCGTGGCGGCGCGCGGTCGCGCCAGCACGGCGGTCGACGCCGCCGGGCGCCCGGCAGTCAATGTCCGTGATCTCGCGGCGGCGGGCGAGAACCTAGGGCCGGTCGTCGAGAAGACGCCAGCCCTCGCGCCTGCCGCGTCGGACCTGACTACCGCGGTCCAGACGGCGCGGCTTCTCGGCCGTCCGTCCTCGGTGCGAAGCGACACGGGCAGCCCGACCTACGACAAGTTGAAGAACGACCAACTGATCGCAGCCATCCTCGGGCAGTCCGGCTCGTCGGCGCTCGGGATGCTTGGAGGCGGGGCGGCAGGGTATCGCTATACGCCGGACGACGCAGGACCGCTGACGACAGCCGCCATGACAGGCGGCGGGGCGCTCGCTGGCGCGCTTCTTGGGCGAACATTCGGCGGCAAACTCACGAGCCTTCCACTGGCTAACAAGGTCACGAACTGGGTCAACGAACCAGCCCGCAAGGAGATCGAGAAACTCCTGGCCGGTGGTCTCGGGTCGGAGGCCGAACTTCAGCGGCTTCTCTCTTTGCGTCCTCACCAGATGCCGAATCTCTCCGACCCCGGCGCAGTCAGCAACCTCGCCGACATCATCGCGCGGCAATCCTTGTCGCCGTCAGCGGCGGCGGTCGAGCGGCTGCGTCGTCGCCCGGCGGAGCAGGTCAGATGAGCCGCGATTTCCGCCGTAGCGGGCCAGCACACGCCCAGTCGAGCGCACGCAGCACGATCCATAGCGGCAAGACGAGCACCAGGTTGAGATGCAGATACACCCGCATCACGGCGAGGGGCCAAGGCGTGAAGAAGTTCGCGGCGTTGAACAGTGCCGCCATCAAGAACAGGACGACCGCGATCAGGGTTGATAAGACCGCCGGGATCGTGTCACACCAAGGCATCCGCATGGCACATCGTAGCGCATTCTCGGGAGTCGTCTAATGGCTGGTTGGAACGGCTCTGGCACCTTCACCCTTCCCTACGACTGGGAAGCCGACGCGGCGGCGGGGATCAACATCCAAGCCTCGCGGATGCAAGGCCAGGACACCGTCATCGCGTCGCTGGGGTTCGGCAACACGTTGACGCGGGACGGCCAGGGGCAGCCCTCGGCGAACCTGCCGATGAACGGGTTCAAGCACACCGGGGCCACCGTCGCGTCGGCCAGCGGTGAATACGTCGTCTATCAGCAGATCACGAGTGGGCTGCTGAACGCCACTTTCATCGACCTGGCGGCGACCGGCAACTTGACCGTCACCGGCAACGTCTCGGTGTCCGGCAGCCTGACCACGACGCTTAGCGTCGTCGGCCCGACCGTGGTCGCGAACGCGGTCATCATCATCGCCGGGCACGCTCCCGCTACCGCGTCATCGGCGGGGACCGCTGGCACGATGGCGTGGGACACCAGCTATTTCTACGTCTGCACGGCCACGAATACCTGGAAACGGGTGGCGATCGCGACGTTCTGATGCCGCGCAATATCCAACAGGGCTGGTCGGCGGAGACGGTCATCGCCATCGGCTCTGGCCTTGTCAACAACGCCGGTACGTTGGCGACTTCAGGATCGGTCGGGCCTACCGGCGCGACAGGTCCGACAGGCCCTACCGGAGCGACAGGCGCTACCGGCGTCACGGGTGTGACAGGGGCGACGGGAGGAACAGGCCCTACCGGCGTTACCGGCGCTACCGGCGTCACAGGCGCTACCGGCGTCACAGGCGCGACGGGTGCCACGGGGCCTACCGGCGCGACAGGCGCGACAGGCGCGACCGGCCCCGCGTCGGAAGCCGTCAACGCGCAAACGGGCACGTCCTACGCCATTCTGAACGGCGACCTCGGCAAACTCATCACGTTCTCGAACGCCTCCACCATCGCGGTGACGATCGCGCAGGCGGGGGCGGCGGGCTCCTTCGCGGCCGGGTGGTACTGCGACGTGGAGAACGTCGGCGTCGGGCTCGTGACGATCACGCCGACGACCTCGACCATCGGCCAGGTGACGGCCATGCGGCTGATGACCGGCTTCGGCGGCCGGATCATCTCGGACGGCACCAATTATCAGTTTCTCTCTTACCCCGCCCTCTACGCCCTCGCCAGTTCGGCCATCTCGAACTGGCTGCCCGGCGTGCCGTCGTCGGCGATCGGCGGCAACGCCCGCGGCGCTGGCGCCCTCGACATTCAATCCGGGCGCACCGCGGCAACCCAAGTTGCAGGCGGCACCAACGCGGTCGCGCTTGGCTATGCCAACACGGCGAGCAACACCGCCTCGGTTGCGGTCGGCTACAACAACACCTCATCGGGCGTGGACGCCTCGGCGGTCGGCTATCAGACGTCGGCGACCGCGACCACGTCGCAAGCCTACGGCTACAACATCCAGGCGACAGCGCAGCACGCCAGCGGGTTCGGCACGACCCTCATTCTGAACAGCGGCGCTGCCCGATCGACCGCCATCGGCTACTCGCTGACGATCAGCGGCGCGGATAGCGGCATCTTCGGCGATCAGTGGAGCAACACCGGCTCGACGTCGTGGTGCATCGGCGTCAAGGGCGACGACCGCGGCAACTCCGGGGTCTTCGTCACTTCGACCGTGGCGCTCGGCACCACAGGCACGAAATACGGCCGATCGCAGCGCGAGAGTTATACATTCGTCGGCTCGACCTCGGGGGCGACGGCGCTTCGCCTGACGACGGACGCGGGCGCGGCGGGGGCGGCCAATGTCGGCGCGGTCGGAACGTCTTTCGCTGGCATCTTCACGGCGGAAATCATCATCACAGACACGGTAACGAACAAGTCCGTCACCTACAGCCTCGCGATATCGCTGATCGAGCGACAGACCACAGCGGCGAGCACCACCATCACCTTGAACGGCGGCGGGATTGTCGCCGGGCCGACGTCGGCCGCGCCTTTCACCCTGGCGGCGGCACCGACGATCACAGCCGACACGACCAACGCCGGGTTCAACATCTCGTTCACCCCGCCGGTTGGAAACACCGACCTGTTCTACGCGGTTTGCTATTTGCAGATGACCGCTCTGCGCTATAACTAGGCAAACAGGAGACCACCCATGGCTGGCCCAATCTACGGAGTTCCCATGACGGGCGGGGCGCCGATCCAAGGCGTCGAGGCCCTGACCAACAACGTCACGGCGGCGAACGGCGCGCGGCAGGCGATCATCCTCTACGCCACCACGGCCGGGACGGTGACGTTCACCTTCATCGACGGTAGCACGGCGACCCTGAACGCGGCGCTTGGCACCAACATCTTTCCGTTCGCCTGCACCAAGTACGCTGTCGGCACCGCGGTCGTCCCCAACGCCTACAACGCTTTCGTCACGACCTAATGGCCGACAACCCGTCCACGACGAACGTCGGCCTGAATTTCGGCCTCGGGACGCAGCCCGGCAACGCCGGCATCCGCGTCGGCGTGATGACGGGTGCTGACACAGGCGGCGCGACCTTCTACATTGATCTGGAGGACGGCTCCGGCGTGGTCGCGCTGGAGGACAACTCCGGCAACATCCTTCTGGAGATCGCTCCGTGAGCATGACCATGATCCCCCAAGATGGGGGCGATCCGACCAAGGGGCCGAAAGGTGACATCGGCGATCGCGGTCCAGAAGGTCCGGTTGGGCCGGTCGGCCCGGCTGGCGAGCGCGGCGAGCGTGGCGAGCAAGGCCCGCAAGGGCCGCAGGGCGAGCGTGGCGAGCAAGGCCCGCAAGGGCCGCAGGGCGAGCGTGGCGAGCAAGGCCCGCAAGGGCCGCAGGGCGAGCGCGGCGAGCCGGGAGAGCGCGGTGAGAAGGGACCGCCCGGCGACGTAGGTCCGCAGGGCGAGCGCGGCCCACAGGGCGAGCGCGGCGACGCCGGGCCGACAGGAGCGCAAGGCCCGCAGGGCGAGCGTGGCCTGCAAGGCGACAAGGGCGATCGCGGCGATCGCGGGGCGCCTGGCGACACCGGGCCACAGGGCGAGAAGGGCGAGCGTGGCGACGTCGGGCCGCAGGGAGAGCGCGGGCCGGAAGGCCCCGTCTACGTGCCGCCCACAGTGAAGGGCCGCGTGCTCTATGGCGACATCGGCCGCCTCACGGCCGACCGCAAGGCGCCTGGCGCGGCCAACACGCTGAACATTCCGGACGGCTTTACGCGCGCCGTAATGCTCTTGGTGACGGATGGCCGAGGGCGCACGGCATTCATCCGCGGCGCGCACACGCGAGCGGACGGCCCGGAGTCGACGACGTGGCGCGGCTGGGATTTTCTCGGCGACGCCTCGGTGACGGTCGAGGCCGACACCGACAACGGCGGTCTCGCGGTAACGGCGACGGAGCCCGGCGACTGGACGTGCCGAATGATCGGCGCCCCGGAGTAACCGCCAGTGGCGAATGAAAAAATCTCAGCGATGCCGGATGTCGGCGCCCCTACGGGCACCGACATTCTGCCGCTGGTAAGATCAGGCGATCCGACCAACTACAGCGTCACCATGACGGCGGTGCAAAACTTCGTCGGCACAGGCGCGACCGGCCCGACAGGTCCGACCGGGCCTACCGGCGTCACGGGCGCGACCGGAGCGACAGGCGGCACCGGGGCTACCGGCGTCACGGGCGCCACCGGGGCGACAGGCGCCACCGGGGCGACAGGCGCCACAGGCGTCACGGGCGCGACGGGCGGGACAGGCCCTACCGGCGTTACAGGCGCCACGGGCGTGACAGGTGCGACCGGCGCGACGGGGGCCACCGGCGGGACTGGGGCGACGGGTACTACCGGCGGGACGGGGGCCACCGGGGCGACGGGGGCTACCGGCGGCACGGGAGCTACCGGGCCGTCCTACACCGTGACCGGGCTTACCGCCGCGCTGGACCAAACCATAACGGCGGGCACCTACGACCTCGGCCCGTTCAACGGCGGGACGGTCGATTTCTCCTACGCTCACGTCGCGTCGGGGACGATCACCTACAGCGGCTACATCGGCGTGCCGGGCTCGCTGACGGTCATCACCGGCATGTCCGCCATCTCCTCGTCCTCGACAACCGTGGACACGAAAGGCACCGCCACGGCGGCGAACACCTTCTCCAGCGGGCAACACCTTTGGGTCGCCATCGCCGGAACGGGCTCGCCAGTCGGCGGCACGGTGTTCTTCCGCGTCACTAGCCCCGTGGTGCCCACATGAGCGATATCATCCCGCCGCCGAGCGACGAGCCGCTGCCGACGCCGGAGGAGAACCTGGCAGGCGTCAAGGCGAACGCCGTCGAATGGGACGCGGCCATCCGAGCGCATCCGGCGTATCAAGCTGGCGGCTCCGACGAAGCCATCGCTGCGGCGATCAATGCCGACGACCGAGTCGGGCCAGACCAGCCCGTGCCGGTATCGGCCATCGTCAACTACCTTCGCCGGGAAGGCGTTTGGCTGGCGATCAAGATGGCGGCGTCGCAGGGTGTCGTCTCGGCAGCCGCCGCTGTCGATCTGGCGAGCGACATGCACGCCGGGACGGTCGATCTGACGCTGCCAATCGTGCGCGAACTCCTGCCGGACCTCGTGACGCGCGGCCTGATGAAGCAAGCACAACTCGACATGGTGTTCGCCATGGGCAAGACAGTGACGCCGGGATGGCAGGCCCTCGGCGCTCCTTCGGCGCTCAACGAGCACGACATCTACCGCGCACGAGCGGGGGCGTAACCCATGGCAACGAATTTCCTCTGGTATTCCGGCACCAGCAACGATGGTCTGCTGACCTCAGCGCTGACGATCATGTCGACCGAGTTGAACACCCTCACCTCCGGCTCCTACGCGATCAGCAGCGTGGCTGGCTCGTCGGGCGTGATCTCCAACAGCAGCACCGCGCAAGGCATGTGGGCGGTCCCCTTTTTCACTTTCGGCGGCACCGTCACCCCGGCGAGCCCGCTCAACCTGTCGCTGTGGTTCGCTGAATCGCTTGACGGCTCCACGTTCGAGGATGCGTCATCGCTTCTCGCCCGATCGCCGGACGTCGTCTTCGCCTTCGCCAACTCGTCCTACGCGAGCAAGACCGTGATCGGTCAGTCGCGCATCGTGCGGGTGCCGGCCCTCAAGTTCAAGGTGATCGTCCAGAACAACATCGGAGGGTCGCTTCCCTCGTCCGGCAACCTGGTCAAACTCGGCCTCTTCGCCGCGCAGTATTGAGCCATGTGGCTGCAACAAAAACTTCGCAGGGATCGGTTCAAGGCGCCGGGATTGCCACGCCTAGGGAAAGACGTCCCGCGCGGGTTGATGTTGTGTTTGCCTTTTGTCGACCCCGCCTACTACGGCATTGGTCCGCGCATGGCGCCGCTGAAACCCGCTTGGATTGGTTCAAGCGTAACGATGTCCAACACTTACGGGGGAAGCGGCGCCAACGTCAACGGATTGGGAACTGGCTATGCAATCACTTGGCAGACGTTTCAAGTCAATAATCCGTTTTCCATTGAGGCGATGTTTTGGTCCGGACCGTCTATAACGGATAGGACTATTTGTGGCTACAATCAATCTTCGGATAACTCTTCGGGCACATTCGACAAAGCGATTTATTTCAATGCCAGCAACCAACTTGTCGGCTACGTCTATGACGGGGCGCCGCAAACTGCTGTTGACAGCACGACAACGTTCGCGACCAACACCATATACCATGCCGTTCTTACATATGACGGGACGACACTCCGCCTGTATGTGAATGGGCGGCAGACCGCCACGACGGCGGCGGCAAGCAGTTTTTCAAGCTACTCGGTCCCTCTCTACTTCGGCATAGGCGCAGGTCCGCGTCAAAAGCCGCTTGGTTACGACCTGATCGCCTCGTCTTGCACGATGTTATTGGCCAATGTCGCCAACTCTTGCTGGACGGCGGCCGAAGTTTTAGGTCGTTATCTTTCACCGTTCGGCTTTCTCGACTATCCGGATGACGATGTGTTCAGCGCGATGTTCGGTCGTGCGGCGACCGTACGGCCGAGGATGATCCGAATGAATTTTTAGGATTCGCCGTTGTTTATCGAGAGCGCAGCGGTGGTTGTTCACGGTGATTTCACGATGCTCTCACACAGGAGGCTTAGATGAGCGAGACGGCTGGTATTCCGGACGGGGCTGCGAACCAAGACGAGGGCAAAAGCCAGAATGACACCGGAGACCCCAACAACCCTCAGGGTGGTGGCGGATCGCAGCAGGCCGGTAATCCCGGCGGCGGCGAATCCGGCGCCGGTCGCGGCTGACGAGACGGGGGACGAAGTCATGCGCGCCACCGTGATGCAAGCCATCAACGGTCAGTGGGCCGTGGTGGCGATTCGTGTCTTTGTCCTCCCTCTCACCCTGCTGATGATGAGTTACATCGCGTCGGAACTCGTCTCAATGCGCGACGGTGTGCGCGACCTCCAGGCCGCGGCGCGCGAACTGCGGGCGCAGATCATGGATATCCGGCAGGACGCGAACGCGGCCATGAAGGACGCCGAGCAGTTCCGGCGAGCCTCCCTGGTCGCCGATGCCGAGACCAAGACCAAACTGCAATCGTTCGAGACGGCGCTCAAGGCGTTGCAGGACCAGGTAGCCGCGATCTGGCGCAAGTCCGAACTGGAAAGGAACGCGAGGGCGCCGACATGATAATCTACGCCATCGCCGCCGTCATCGGCGCCTTGACCAACCGCCTTCGCGGCGGGTGGCTGTCCGTCCCGAATGGACGTGTGATTTGGGGCGCGACCTGCGCCCTCGTGGCGCTCAAGATCGGCGGTCCGTCGATCCTCGTCGGCATCGGGGCGACCCTAGGGTGCATGATGGGGCAGTACGGCGGTCTGGCGATGGGCCGGCGCGGCGCGACGCCGCGCGTGTCGCCGTGGATCACCATGACGGCCTGGGGACTGGCGCGGGTGGCGTTGCCGGCGGTTGTCATCGCCTTTGTCGGGGGCGCCTGGTGGTGGCTCGTGCTGTCCGGCCTTCTATGCGCGCCGATCTACCGCGCCGTGTGGTTCGTGCCCGGCCGCTGGCTGCCGCCCGGCTTCGGTCGTGGCGACGGCGCCGCGACCGGCTATGATCCGCCGGAACTCGCCGAGGCGATCCACGGCGCCGCTATGATGATGGCGCTTGTTGCGGGAGTCATGTGATGAAGATGCTTCGGGACATCCTGACCGGCAAGGACAACGAGACGCACGATATCGGCCGCTGGGGCTTGGCGGCGGGCATCCTGTCGCTCCTCGGGTTCACCGGCTGGGCGATCACACACGGCCAACAGTTCGACCCGACCACCTACGCGGGCGCAGTGACGATCCTGCTTGGCGGCGGGGCCGGAGCGCTCAAGTTGAAAGCCTCGACGGAACCGGGCGGTTGATCGGAGCGGCCTTCGCCTTCTTCAGCGGCCCGCTCGGGCGCATCGCGCTCTACGTCATCGGCGCTGTGGCCCTCGTTGGCGCCGCGGTCTTCGTCGTCAAGCAGCACGACGCGCGTGTCCTCGCCGAGCAGGCCGCCCGCGAGGCGCAGGCCGTCGCCGCGCAGCAGATCGCCGACATGCGCCGGGCCGTCGAGGCGGCCAACGCGGAGACCGTGGCCGCCAATGAGCGAGCCGCCAAGGCCGCCACCATCAAGACGGAGATCGCCCGTGCGCCTGTCACCACGGCTTGCACGACTAGCCCTGCCCTGCGTGTGGTCCTTGACCAGTTGCGCGCCTCCAGCGCCGGTCCTGGTGCGCCAGGAGGTCCCGGCGGTCCTGCTGGAGTGCCAGGCGCAGCCCCCGCCGCCAAGCCCGCTCCGCGATGACGCGGACCTCGCCTACTGGATCGTCGACCTCGCCAATGCCGGCGCGGACTGTCGCGCCAAGCTGGCGCGTGTGAAGGACCTGCTGAAATGATGCTGACCTTGGAACGCCAACCCTCGGCTGATGGCGCCACGATCGGAGAACTGTTCGTCGACGGCGCCCACGAGTGCTACACCTGTGAAGACGTCGTGCGTGCGCCCGGCGTCAAGGTGCCCGGCGAGACGGCGATCCCGGCTGGGAAGTATCGGGTCATCGTCAACCGGAGCGAGCGGTTCTCCCGGCTTGCGGGGAAAGACGTGTATCTGCCGCTGTTGCTCGACGTCCCCGGCTTCGACGGCGTGCGGATGCACACCGGCAACCGCCCGGAGGACACCGATGGCTGCATTCTGGTCGGCGAGACCAAGGGCGAGAACAGCGTTGGGCAGTCGCTGGCGGCGTTCGAGGCGCTGTTCCCCAAAATCGCCGCCGCGGTTCAGGATGGCGGGGAGTGCTGGATCGACATCCACGACGCGGTGTGAAGCCTCGGGTGGACTCGAACCACCATCTCCCGGTCCAAAGCCGGGCGTCCTGCCACTGAACGACGAGGCCGCATCAACGCTTCTCGGCTTGCAGCGCCAACTCGCGAAGCAGGTCGATGATGACCGCCTCCCGCTCTGGCTGCTTCGCCGCTTGCGCTCCCTTGAGCCAACGCACCAATGTTCGGCGGAGAGCGGCGTGGGGTGACGGCGTTCCAACGACCGCCACCCCTTTCGCTCCGGGATCGCGAAGTGACCCCGAAACAGAAGACGCCGATATGCAACTGTCCGGCGCCTTTTTCACCTTGGGCGTGATACCTGCACCCTTGGCGGACGGCTCGTTCCTGGCAGTGGCCGGGCCGTCATCTGACACTGCGCCTGCGCGCAGCGCCAACACCTCCGGCCAACCGGCCGTCAGTGTCCCAGCGGCCCGCTTGGCGATGCTGCGCGGCAGACGCTCATCGTCAATGGACCAACCTTTGTGGGCGCGAACGGCGTCGACCACCGCGCCGCGCACCATGCGATATACCTTAGCCTGCGCCGGGGTGGCGCGAAAGATCAAAGTGGCCACGTCACAACGACTCCTGCGCCCACCGGATGATCTTGTCCCAGTCCCAAGAGCCGTCCGGCAACTCGAACTCCTTCGGCTTCTTGGACCAGAATATCTCAACCGATTTGCCCAAGCGGCGGCGTCCGAGGCATGTCCACCCTTGGGAAAGCAGGTATCGCCTGATCTCCCACTTGGTCAAGACGCTCTCAGTAAGCGCCTCGATCTCGTCTCGTAGCCGCGAGAAGATGAGCAGTTCCTCCGTCACGTCCTCGCGCTGCGTCTCCTTCAAGGTCGCCTCGATGTCGCTGTCCTCGGCCGAGCGCGACATGGCGATCATGTAGTCCCGCGCCTTCGTGAGCGGCGCGCGGCCGACAGGATCGAACTCGGGGTGCAACGGCATCTCGATCAGCCAGCGGCGCAGGGCGCCAGGCGACTCGTCGAGCGCCTTGAACAAGTCGACGAAGTAGCTGGGGCGCTTGCGGAGGTGCGACCGCACGTCCTCGGCGGTCTGGAAATCGGAGCGCAGGACGAAGTAGCGCCGGTCGTTGTTGTTGATCGGCAGCGCGTCGACGAAGTTGGTCAGCAGGACATAGGACTGCGTGTTCGGCACCTGGTAGTGCCCCTCGTATTTCACCCGCATGGCGATCACCGAGTTGGTGATGAGGGGCTTGATCGTGTTCATCACGTCATGGCGGTTGTTGCCATGCAGCTTCACTTCCTCGACCACGGCCAACTGCGAGCCCGACGCCCAGTCGTTGAACCCGCTTTCGAGCGTCTTGCCGTCGATCGTCTTCACGTTGTCCGACCCGAGCACCGCCCCCATGAGCGGTGTGATGAAGGACTTGCCGTCGCCCTCGACGCCTTGCAACATGACCGCCCAATTGATGCGCCTGCCGCCTCGGGCGATGTGGCCGAGGAAGGAGAGCAACAGGTCGCGTTCTCGCGCGTCGGGGATCAGGTTGGCGAAATGGGCGTGAACGCGGCCGATGTTGATCTCGTCCATCTTCGTCAGGTCGCGCGGGACGGCGGGCACGAGATTGCGGCGGTAGGAGTTGACCACGGGGCGCCCCTGAAAGTGGAAGAAATCATCCTCGCCGGGCATGTAGACGAGGTGGTCGGCGGTGGGGATGTGCATGGCGTTCAGGACGAACGTCGATGCGGGCGTGTCCGGCATCGTCTTTCCCGCGGCGCGCTGCGCCTCGGTAATCATCCGCCGGTTGAACTGCGAGTCGAACCCCACCCTGGTCGACGACGAGCCTGACGGGACGTGGTAGAACTTGTCGCTCATCGTGAGGTAAGCCCACCCCTTCGCCCAGTTGGGGTCGTCGATGTCACGGATGGCCAGCGGCATGATGGCCCTGGCGCGCGACTCGGAGAGCGGCGAGCCCTCGACGCGCCTCCAAGCGTTGCGGAATGCGCCGATGAGACGGTCGCGATCAACCTGCCCGAGCGGCCCGATATCCATCGCCTTCTCGGCGGCGGCCTTCAAGTCTTCAACCGTCTGCGCCTTGGTGAACAGGCTGCGGGTATCGTTGACGTTCTGGCGCGTGTCATCGTCAAGGATGGAGCGGCCCATCTTGATGATGTAGCGGGCCGTGACGACGCGGCGCGTCCCCTGCGACTCCTTGAACGACTTCCACTTCGCGTTGAGGACGTCTTCGGCATACTTGTCCGACTTGGCTGACCAGTCGTGCCATATGTCGAGCCCGTCGTCGCCGAACTGGTGTTGGAGCGCCATGCCGACGTGGAGCCAGACGTCGTAGTCGTCGGACGAGATGCTGTCGAGATAGCGCACGATCGTGTCTTTGTCGACGTCGACCGGGTCCTGCGCGAAGGCCAGGGCGTCGTCAGGAGACGCGGGGAGGACGGTGTGCGACTGCGCCCGCGTGTGGGCGACCTGGAGGGCCGGGCGCGTCCAACCCCTCTCCTGGGCAAACTGGTCGAAAGCAGCGAGGACTTCTGCGCCGAGTTCGGCGGTCAGGATCGGCAGTTTCGACCGCAGCGTGTTCAGCGGCGTGTCGGCCGACCAGCGATAGGGCTTCCTTGTGTCCGGATGGACGGCCCACGCCACGAACTGCTGGCCTTCTCCGAGAATTTCGACCTTGTGGCGCGTCCCCTCGTGGTCGAGCCATGTGCTCTGCATCTTGCGGAAGGGCTCGTCCGTCCGATAGACGAGCAGCCGCTTGGGCGCCAAGCCGACGCGGACAGGCGCCAAGCCTAGCCGCTCGTGGCACCACACTTCCAGATCGTCTGCCATCTCCTTGTCGGTGACGTCGATGTCGATCGCCGGAGTCGCGGCGGTGCGGATGCCAACGCCGTCATGCGCTCTCCCATTGGCGAGCCAGGCGTCGAGGTTTTTCTGTGACGACGGGACTTTCTGCCACCCGTCCATGCCGGGGTGCTTGAGGCCGGGCTTGATGGGGACGATCTCATAGCCCGCTTCGAGCAGGCGACGCCCGTGGAGCGCGAGGTAGTCCCTCATATGCCGCACCCCAAATCATCGCAAGGAAGATCGGGTTCGTTGGTCGGAGCGGGTCGTTCGGCCGCGACGTCAGCAAGTATGGCCGCATAGGCATACTTGGCGCCCTTGCGAAAAGTCTTGCCCGCCCCGTCTCCACGCGGCACCGCTTCTTGAGCGGCCCACCAATCAAGCGCGCCTGGGTGATCTTTCTCGACCTGCATAAGAGACGCGCGAGACTTCAAAAAACACCCGTCGCAGTTCCCTTCCCACGGACCGGCAAGACGTAAATCGAAAGGCCGCGCTTTCCAAAATTGAAGCACGTCGATTTGTTCGACGCCTGCTTCAAACAGAGGGCAAATCACATCCCAACGATCTTTTTTGTTGCGCGCAGGATCGGTTGCTTTGACGACGCGGCCCGGCTCGTCCGCGCGGAGCCCGACTACGTTCGTCCACCGTTTCCAGCCGAACACGTCCACGAGGTAGCGTTTGGCGGTTCTTATCTTGAGTTCGATCGTGCAAAACCGCGCGACCGGATTCGGAAGCGCGCTCTTGCGCGCCAACATATCCTTGAAAGGTTCGCCGTTTCGCGCGGCGCGCCTATAATCTGTCACGCGGTAGGACGGCTTGTCGTTCGCTCCCTCATACTCCAACCAGGTGATGGGGACGAGCCAGCGTTCCGATACATCGCGGACGAACTCCAGTGTGGGTTCCATCTCCTTGCCAGTGTTTTGAAACAGCACGACGACGTCGTCAGGGAGGACGCCATGATGCGACTCCAAAATACGCCAAAGCATGTAGGCGCTGGTGCGCCCGCCTGAGAAACTAATGACCGCCGGGCCGGTGATGTGGAAAGGATCGGGGCGGTCGCGCGCCCAACCGTTCAGACCAACCGCGAGCCCGAGTTCGCGCAGCTTTTGCTCGAAATGGACAGGCATCACTCACCCAACAGGTCTGAGGCTTTCACGGCGCCGTCCGTGGCGCTCTCGATCTTCTCCGCCAACTCGCGGGGGAGCGGCTTCTTCTTGTTGAGCCAGTTGGTCAGGCTGGACGGGTGCAGCCGGAGTCGGCGCGCCATCGCGCTCGTCGTGCCTTGCGGCGACGCGAGCAACGCGGCGGTGCGTAGCAGATAGCGGCGGTGCTGGAACGCCTTGTCCGTATCAGGCACCTTGTCGAGCCAGGTGGGGGCGGGAACAGTCATCGAAATCCTCCGTGACCTCCCATATACCCCCTTGCGGACAGAAAATCAATCCGCTATATGGGTGACGCCAACCAACCCCACGGAGGATATCGGACATGGCACTTGAGGACAAGATCGACGCCCTGACGGCGGCGATCAACAAGAACACCGAGATCGTGCGCGAGCACATCGCCCTGCTGAAGAATGCGCCGCTGCCTAGCGTCATGGCGCCGTCCAGCGAACTCGTCCAGACCGCGTCGGTCAACGTCGCCGTCGCCGCCGCAATCGCCCCCGATGGCAAGAAGCGCCGCGGTCGGCCGGCGAAGACGATCCAGCCCTCGGCGATCGAGCCCGAGGCCGAAGACGAGGAGCCCACCGACGCCGTCGCGTCCGAACCCGAACCCGAGCCGGAGCCCGAGCCTGAGCCTGAGCCGGAACCCGAGCCCGAGCCCGAACCCGAGCCGGAGCCTGAGCGCAAGATGGTGCCGACGTTCTCCTACGACGACCTCAAGGTCGAACTGACGATGGCGCTCAAGGTCATCGGCCGCGACAAGGTGAAGTCGATCATCTCCGACATCGGCGGCGTCGAGGCGTCGAAGGACCTTCACCCCGACGACTACGGCGACGTCGTCAAGGCGCTCCAACTCGCCGTCGAGGCGCACGACCCGGAGGAGGTGTGACGTGAGCGAGCGCGCCCACGCGGTCTTCTCGCCTTCGGCGGCGCATCGGTGGCTCCCCTGTCCGGGGAGCCTCCAGCCGAACCTACTCGCGGAGGGCGACGGCGACGGGTCGTCGCCCTACGCCGAGGAGGGCACCGCGGCGCACGCCCTGGCCGAGAAGATGCTGCGCGGCATGGACGTGGTCGGCGACCCGGTCATGCTCGACTACGTGCGTCAGTACGTCGACTGGGCGAACGAGGCGGCGGCCGACGCCGACCTGGTGCTGATCGAGGAGCGCGTGAACTTCTCGGCGTGGACGCCGCTGCCGAACCAGTTTGGCACGGCGGACCACGTCGCGATGCACTTCACGAAGATGGGCGGCGTCTGCACGATCACCGACCTCAAATACGGTATGGGCGTCCGAGTCCGCGCCCGCGACAACCCGCAACTCATGCTCTATGCCCTCGGCGTCCTCGACGCCTACGACTTCATCGGCGACTTCAAGCGGTTCGACCTGCGTATCTGTCAGCCGCGCCTCGGCATGTTCGACACCTGGGAAGTCAGCCGGGCCGACCTGCTGGCGTTCGGCGAATACGTCAAGGAGCGGTCGGCTCTCGCGCTTGAGCCGAACGCCCCCCGCGTGGCGGGCGAGAAACAGTGCAAGTTCTGCAAGGTCAAGGCGTCCTGCCCGGCGCAGGTCGATCTGCTTCACCAGCTTGCCGAGGACACGTTCGAGGCGGTCGAGCCGACGACAGCCATCTCGGCGGCAGCGGCGGTCGATAGCCGCCCATCGCTCCCCGCCATCGCCGACATGACGGTCGCGCAGAAGGCGCGCATCCTGCCCTACCGGAAGACGGTCGAGAACTGGTTCAAGGCGATGGCCGAGGACCTGGAGCGCCGTGCCAACGACGGCGAGACGATCCCCGGCTACAAGATGGTGGCGGGGCGCTCGCGCCGCCAGTGGACCGATGAAGCGGGCTTGGCGACCACGCTCGCGACCTATAGCATCGACCCCTGGGATACGTCGCTCGTCGCGCCTTCCGAGGCCGAGCGCCGCATGATGAAGGCCGGTATGAAAAGCAAGGAGGCCAAGGCCGCGGTCGCGGCACTGACGACCAAGCCCCTCGGCAAGCCGACACTCGTGCCTGACAGCGACGAGCGCGACGAGGACGACGCCGGGGATGTTTTCGACGCCGTGTGACCGTCGCGGCGTCGTCGAAGACGACAGACGGTTTCAACTGTGAAAGGTAAGACGACTATGGCTCGCGAGAATCGTACGACGGTGAAGTCTGTGGAGAACGCCACTCTCTTTTCCGATGGGACCATCCTGCTGAAGAACGTCCGGGCGTCCTACCCGCACGTCGTCACCCAGGGCAAGTTCGACGGCAAGGACAGCGGCTACTCCATCCAGGCGATGATGCCGAAGAAGTCCCACGCCAAGGCGATTGCCCTGGTGAACGAGCAGATCGAGAAGACCAAGACCGAGGCGAAGGTCAAGGTCGCGGCCGACAAGATCGCGTTCAAGGACGGCGACAACTCCGACAAGGACGCCTACGACGGCTGCATGGTCCTGTCGGCGCGTGAGACCAAGCGCCCCGCCCTGCGGGACGCGCGGAACGAGCGCATCGACGTCGACAAGGCGGACGGCATCTTCTACGGCGGCTGCTGGGTCAATGTTCTCGTCCGCCCATGGGCGCAGAACAACTCCTGGGGCAAGCGGATCAATTTCAATCTGCTGGCCGTCCAGAAGGTGCGTGACGACGAGGCGTTCGGCGAAGGCCGGATCACCGAGGACGAGATCGACGACACGTTCGCCGACGAGACCGAAGACCTCGACGTCTGACGGAAGGAGGCCCCGCCTGGCAACGGGCGGGGCTAACCGAGCATGACAATCCTCGCCCACGACCACGAGACGGCGAGCGAGGTCGACCTGAAAGAAGAAGGGCTCGACCGCTACGCCTCGCACCCGTCAACGCGCGTCCTGATGACGGCCTACAAGATCGACGACGGGCCGGTGCGGCTCTGGACCGCGGAGCGCGGCAGGGCGTTCCCGTTGACCGAGATGCTTCTCGACCCGAAAGTCATCAAGGTGGCGTTCAACGCCCAGTTCGAGCGCACGATCGCCCGCAAGGTGCTCAAGATCGACACGCCCTACACCAACTGGCGATGCACCATGGCGCTCGCCTACTCGCAGTCCTACGTCGGCAACCTGGAGGACATCGGCAAGCAGATGGGCTTGTCGGAGGACAAACAGAAGAACAAGCGCGGCAAGGCGCTGATCCGCATGTTCTGCTCCCCCGACCGCAAGACCGGGCGCATCTGGAAGCCACACGAGAAGCCCGAGGAGTGGGAGGAGTTCAAGCGTTACTGCGTGCAGGACGTGATCGCCGAGGAGCATATCCGCGAGCGGCTTGAGCGGTTCCCGATCGCTGACCGCGAGTGGGACCTCTACGAGTTGGACCAGCGCATCAACGACACCGGCCTGCCGATCGACATGCGCTTCGTCAGCAACGCCATGCGGCTGTCCAAAGTCCGGCGCGACGCCCTGTTCGCCGAGATCAAGGCGATCAGCGGCGTGGCCAATCCAGGGGCGCCGGCACAGATGCTCGCCTGGTTGAAGACGCAAGGCTACCCTTTCGACGACATGCAGAAGGACACCGTGGTCAAGGCGCTGAAGGAGCGAGACGAGTATGACAGTTGACGTGATTCACGCGGACTGCCGCTGCGCCTTGGCGGCGATGGCGTCGGAAAGCATCGACTCCGTGGTGACGGACCCGCCCTACCACCTGACCACCGGCAAGAAGGGCGGCACTGGCGAAGCCTCTGTCGACCTCGATAGCCCATACGGGCGATCGCGCATCACCGCCGGCTTCATGGGCAAGCAATGGGACGGCGGCGACGTCGCGTTCCAGCCAGACCTCTGGCGAGCCGTTCTGCGCGTCCTCAAGCCCGGCGGCCACGTCCTCGCCTTCGGAGGCACACGCACCTACCACCGTCTCGCCTGCGCGATCGAGGACGCCGGTTTCGAGATACGCGATCAGATCGGTTGGCTCTACGGCACCGGCTTCCCGAAAAGTCACAACCTCGATGGCGACTGGCGGGGCTGGGGCACCGCCTTGAAACCCGCCTGGGAACCCATCGTCGTCGCTCGCAAACCTCTCATCGGCACCGTCGCCGAAAACGTCCAAACTCATCGCGTCGGCGCCCTGAACATCAACGGATGCCGTATCCCAACCGACGACAATCTGAACGGGGGAGCCTACGCCGCCGAAGGTGGCAGGTCCGTCTCGGGTTCCCTTCACGGCGGAAGCGGCATGAACCAACCCGGAAAGACGACTGGCAAGGAGTTCACACCTCCCCCCGGCCGATGGCCCGCCAACATCATCCACGACGGATCAGACGAAGTCATCGCGGCGTTTCCGGCCAACGCGGGAGGCGGATACGGAACCGAAAACAAAACATCCAGCGGGGTTTACGGCGCGTATTCAGGGGCGACTAAGGGGCGCCTTGTTGGATTTGGAGATGCGGGCTCCGCAGCACGCTTCTTCTACACCGCAAAAGCATCCAAAGCCGAACGCCAAGGCTCCAAACACCCAACAGTCAAACCCCTCGCTCTCATGCGATACCTCTGCCGCCTCGTCACGCCGCCCGGCGGCACTGTCCTCGACCCCTTCGCCGGCACCGGCACGACCGGACAAGCCGCCCGAGAAGAAGGCTTCAACGCCGTCCTCATCGAGCGCGAAGACGAATACGTCGCCGACATCCGACGCCGTCTTGGCATCGAGGATAAAATTTCCGACGCGCTTCGCGGTCTAGGCGCCGCAGTCGATGCCAACATTGGGGCACGCTCGTGACCCCGGAAGCCGTCGCCGTCCTACGTCTCTATCAGAAGGCCACACGCGCCAGCGTGAAGAAATACAACGCCGTCGACAAGGGGATCGGTGAAGGCGACAGGCTCCGCAACACCTTCCAGTTCGCCGGGGCGTCACGCACGAACCGTTGGGCCGGGAGGCGCTTCCAGCCGACCAACCTGACCCGGACGCCCAAGAGCCTTGAAAACGTCCTGCACGAAGCCACCGATGCGATCCGCAACGGCGACGATGACTACCTCGACGTGCTCATCGGCGAGCCCATGGACGCCCTGGCGGGCTGCCTGCGCTCCGCGATCCGGGCGCAGAACGGCTACGAACTCAGGGCGTGCGACCTCAACGCCATCGAGACCCGCGTCATCGGCTGGCTGGCGGGATGCGAGAAGCTGCTGGACGTCTTTCGTCAAGGGCTCGACCCCTACAAGGCGTTCGCGGTCTATCTGTTCGACGTGCCCTATGAACAGGTGACGCGGACCCAACGGAACGACAGTAAGCCGCCTACGTTGGGCTGCGGCTTCGGGCTCTCTGCCGGGGAGCAGGTCGGCGACAAGAAGACCGGCCTTCTCGGCTACGCCGACAAGATGGGCATTCCCTTCACGCCTGAGTTCGCCAAGCGCGCCGTCCGCATCTATCGGGAGACCTACGCCGAGGTGCCGCAGTTCTGGAACGCCATCGGCGACGCGGCCAGGGTGTGCGTGAAGACCGGCAAGACGCAGGAGATCAACCAATGGCTGCGGTTCGAGCGCCGCGGTTCCTACCTCGCGCTCCGGCTACCCTCGGGCCGCTACATCTACTACCTCCACCCGAAGATGCTGACGACCTGGTGGGCCAAGCACCCCTACACGGGCGCGATCAAGTCGCTCGGCCCCGACGAGCCCCGCGCGCAGCGCGCCAAGGCGAAAGGGTGGGAAGTGTTCGACCGCCTGAGCCTGACCTACATGGGCAAGCCGCAGAACAAGACGGGTTGGGAGCGTGTCATCACCCATCCCGCCAAAGTTTGTGAAAACGCGGTGCAGGCCGTAGCGCGCGACGTCCTCAAGGAAGGGATGCTGCGCGCCGACGCGGACGGCTTCAACATCGTCCTCCACGTCTATGACGAAATCTGCTGCGAGGAGCGCATCACCGACCGCTACCACTCGGTCGAACGCCTCGCCGAGCACATGAGCGCGCCGATCGACTGGGCGCCCGGCTTGCCGCTCGGAGCGGCGGGCTGGTCCGGCCCGTTCTACAAGAAGGATTGAGGGTTGAAACAGATATCGCTTGCGTCCGTCTATGGCCGCATCCGCATCGCCATCAACAAGGCCGGCACGCAGAAGGCGTGGGCCGAGGAGATCGGCGTCTCGCCGCAGTTCTTGAACGACGTCCTGCACGGCAAACGCCAGCCGTCCGACCGGATGTTGAAACCGCTTGGCATAATCCGTCAAACGACGTATAGCGTGGAAGAGGAACCGACCGATGCCGCTCATTCTCGGTAAACCGTGGACATTCGCCGACCGCGACAAGCTGCGGGTGCTATGGGCGACGCAAGCGTCCGCCGCGGAGATCGGCGAGATGCTCGGCGGCCGGACGAAGAACTCCATCTTGGGGGAGGCCCACCGCATGAAACTGCCACTGCGCGCGACTCCGGCCAATCTTGCCAAGGAGGCGAAGAAGTCCAGCGCGCCCGTCGTGCGTATCGCGGGAGATGGCCTGACGCTGCCGCTGCCGCCGTCCGTCGCGCACATGGACCCAAAACAGTTCGGCCCTGCGCTCCCCAGCGTGCCGCGCTCATGCACCTGGCTGGTGAGCCATGACCGCCCGTGGCGTGCCTGTGAGGCCGTCCTAGCGCCGGGGAAACCCTACTGTGTCGCGCACGCTGCGATCGCCTATGTCGTGTTGGAGAAGAGGGCGTGATTCTGGTCGGAGACACGCGGAAGGTTCTGAAGACGCTTCCTGTCGAAAGCGTCCAGTGTTGCGTCACGTCGCCCCCTTACTTCGGCCTACGCGACTACGGCGTCGATGGTCAGATCGGGCTTGAGCCATCGCCCGACGAGTATGTCGCCGAATTGGTGGCTGTGTTCCGTGAAGTGCGGCGTGTGCTGCGGGCGGATGGGACGCTGTGGCTTAACCTGGGAGACAGCTACGCTCGCCAAGGGGGAGAGGGCGGCCACGGGCCTAATGCTCAAGTCGGCAACACAAAATCGCTTGAACAACGGCGGATGCTTGTCCCGCCGTCTGGGACAAAGCCCAAAGACCTCCTCATGATCCCCGCCCGCGTCGCGCTGGCCCTCCAGGCGGACGGCTGGTGGCTCCGCTCCGACATCATCTGGCACAAGCCCAACCCGATGCCCGAGAGCGTGACCGACCGACCTACGTCGGCGCACGAGCATGTGTTTCTGCTGACCAAGAGCGCGCGGTATTTCTACGACGCGGAGGCGGTGAAGGAAGAGGCTTGTTATCCAGTTGGATCCCGCGAGGACGTGCCGAGGGGAGGGTTTCAAGGCAAAGGCTCGGATCCCAGGGGGCAAGAAGCATTCCGCGCCATTCGCGACACCCGCAACCTCCGCAACGTCTGGACCATCGCCACTCAGCCTTTCTCTGGCGCTCACTTCGCCACCATGCCGCCCGATCTGGTGGAGCGGTGCATCAAGGCAGGCTCACGCCCCGGTGACATGATCCTCGACCCGTTTGGCGGCGCGGGCACGACCGGGCTTGTCGCGCAGCGTCTAGGCCGCGACTACACGCTGATTGAACTCAATCCGACATACGCCGACATGGCGCGAGACCGGATCAACGCTGAAACATCAGGGGTGGAGGGTGCTTTGGCGCGGCTAGGCAAGGAGGTGGAGAAGAATGCGCGAATCCGTCATCGAGCGTAAGGCGTGCGAGGCCGCGCGTTCGCTCGGCTGGGACAACCGGAAGATGGACAGCCGTCGCGGCGATCCTGACCGCTTGTTCTTCCGGAAAGGCGTCTATGTCTGGTGCGAGTTCAAGAAGCCCGGCAAGACGCCGACGCCCCTCCAACGGCGTCGGATGCTCGACCTCAAGGAGCGCGGCGAGCGCGTCCTGTGGGCCGACAACGTCGAGGACGTGATCGCCTACCTGAAAGACGCCATGTGACCGTCAGGCGTCTCCACGGCTATCAGCGCAGCGCCGTCAACTGGCTGCTGGATAACCCCGAAGGCGGCCTTCTCGCCGACCTCGGGCTCGGCAAGACGGCGATCATGCTCGACCTGCTGGCGTCGCTCAAACTGGTCTGGGACCTCCGCCGGGCGCTCGTCATCGGGCCGCTCCGCGTCGTCAACGCGACCTGGCCGGACGAGATCGCCGCGTGGCGCGTGCCGCTGTCCTGGTCGATCATAGGAGGCTCCGCAGCGCAGCGTCAGGCGGCCATGGAGGAGCCGACTGACCTCCACCTGGTCAACCGGGAGAACGTCGCGTGGCTGGTCGGCCAGCACGTCAAGAAGGTCAAGGGCAAGTGGACCCTAGTCAAGCCGTGGCCCTACGACGTCGTGATCGTGGACGAACTGACGTCCTTCGGCGACTCGCAGTCGGAGCGGTTCAAGACCCTCGCCCGCGTCCGGTCTCAGATCAAGCGGTTCCACGGCATGACCGCGACGCCGGCCGCCGAGGGCTACATGAAGACCTTCGCCATGACCTACCTGCACGACCGCGGCGCGCGGTTCGGCAAAGGCGTCACGGCCTTTCGGGAGCGCTATTTCAACCAGAACCCCTACACCCGGCAGTGGACGCTGCGAGACGGCGCCGACGAGGAAATCCTCGCCAAGCTGCAAGGGGCCTTCCTGGTGATGCGTGCTGACGATCACCTGCCGCGCGACAAGCCCACCTATATCAACCGGCGGGTCCACCTGACCGACGCCGAGATGGCCCAGTACAAGGCGTTCGAGCGGGACTTCTTCACCGAGACACGCGACGGGACGGTCGTCGAGGCCGTCCACGCCGCGGCGCTCGCGACCAAGATGTTGCAACTGTCGAGCGGCTTCATCTACGACGCCGATCGCCGGGCGCACTGGTTCCACGATCACAAAATCGACGAGTTGCGCCAGCTTGCCGAGGAGGCGGAAGGGGAAAACCTGATCGTCGCTTACTGGTTCAAGCCAAGTTTGGCGAAACTCCAGAAGGCGTTCCCTCACGCCGTCGTGATGGATCGCGAGGGAAAAGCTTTGCGAGACTGGAACTCTGGAAAAACTCGCATGCTTTTGATGCATCCGATGTCGGCAGGGTTCGGGCTGAACGCTCAATTTGGTGGTGCGACGATCGTGTTCTTTGACATTCCGGCGCCCTACGAAGCGTATTTCCAGATGATCGGGCGAGTCGATCGCCAGGGGCAGATCAGGCCGGTGAAGGTCTATCACCTCGTCGCGGCGGACACGGACGACGAACTGGTCGCCGTGCCACGCCTCGCCGCGAAGAAGAACGTGTCGGACTACTACCTGGATCGGCTCAAGAGCATCTAAGCCGCTTGTAGTAGTGCTTGGAGCACAGCCGTGTGCTGGCGTTGACCACCGCGTCGCGACAGTCCGGCGACACGCAGGGGAGCCGCCAGCGTTCCTCGGTGTGCGCCTGGCAGTAGCGGGACTTCTTGAACGAACGCGAGGCGCACCCCGGCTCGGCGCAAGTCTTCGACGGCCATCGCTCGCGGATGTAGCACCGCCGGCACTTGCCTGTGGCGTAGTGAACGCGCGAGCATCCCGGCGTGGAGCAATAACGGATCACCCCATCCTCTCGCGCATCAGGTCGAGGATGGCGTCGGCGGCGGGTAGCCGCTCCTCGTCGTAAACCACGTCGATCAGCGCCTCCGCCACCTCCTCCCTCGTCGGCAGCGCGACGGGGGCGCGGCGGTTCCAGGCATCGGCGGCGTCCTGTTGCCAGTCTGGCAGGCCGCCCCAGTTGGCGCGCACATCGGGGCTTCGTGCGCCGCAATCGCATTCGATCCACGCCCATTTGCCGATCTGCGCCTTGCTGCCGCTGTCCGTCGCGAGGTTGTCGGTCATGTTCGGCACCGTGTCGCACCACGGACACGCCCTAAGCGCCTCGGTCATGGCATCCCTCCCTTTCCGATCTTCTCCCGCAACACGCGGCCGACGAACTGCGCGTTGCTCTCGCTCCGGTGCGGCTCGTAGCCATGCGAGCGGAGCCAGTCGGCCAGCAACTTGAACGAACGGATGGCTTCCTCGCCCTTGCGGATATCAGCCCGCAACTTGTCAGGGTCTGGTTTCCAGACGTGCGTGCTTAGCTCGTAGTGGCTCATGGGGCGCGCTCCTTCTCTTGTTCCTCTGGCCACCGCCAGTCGCAGGCCACGCACTTCCAGTTGCGCCGCACGCGCTGGTCATGCTGGCCGGGCCGAGGGGTGGTCTGACCTGGCAGCGGATCACCCCATGTGTAGGTCGGGGCGCCGCACTTGGGGCATCGGTCAAGATCGCTCATCGCCCGGCCTTCCTGTTGTGCTTCACCCACTCGCGGACAAGTGCCATGTGCTCCGGTGTGATCGGAATTTCGCCGAGGTCCATCATCCGCGTCCGCCAACCGTGATGATAAGCGCGCGTGTGGTTGGCACCGGGCTCCGGGTCGCCGCGCTCGGCGCCTATGTGCCCGGCAACGATCTCGTCACTATCCAGCGCCAGCAAGTCGGCCAACGTCGTGACTGGTGCGTGGCTCATCGCCCGGCCTCCCTCGCGCGCAGGAATGCGAGGACAAGGGCGAGGCGGCGGTCGGGATGGTTCCCCGCCGAGTGCCGTCCATCGTTGTCGCCGAGGGTGTATCCGACATAGGCCGACATGATCCCGCTTTGCCACTCCATCCCCGCCTCCTCGATCATCCGCACGATGTCGTCCAGCGAGCCGGTGGGGCGGGGCTGATACCCAAAACAGACTACGCGCCCCGCTGGATTGATCCAGTTGGAAAGGTGTTTAGGCAACCAATCGGGCGACGGCGCCCGCGTCCACCCGCACGCCAGCAACACCTCGCGGTCAAGCTCCGCGCTGCCCTCCGTCGCGGCGGACAGGCGGGAAATAAGGTCAGTGGTCATGGGCGAAACCCTCGGATCAGCACTGCCGCCAGCGCGACGGCTCCCTGCGTGACGGTGCCGATGAGGATCGCGCAGCCGACAAACGTCCAAAAGCTGGACGTTGCGTATTGCAAAATTTCAAGGATCATTCGCCCCTCTCCTTGATCGCCCGCGCGGCGGCGAGGCCGCGAGGTGTCAGCACCACGTAATGCCTCCCGTTGATCACCGTCACCGCATGGAGTGTCGGACGGCTCAAAATCCAACGGATATCGCGATAGCGATACATCCGCGTCATCCGCCCCGCCTCCCAATCCTCCAGCAGCCGCAGCAGCGCAGCCCGGCGGGCATCCTCGCGCTCACTCATCCCCGCCTCCCTCCGCCCCCAGCGCCTTCATCACGGCCTCCTCCACGGCGCGCATGGCGGCGGGGCGGGTGGCATATCGGCGGTTGAGCCATTCACAAGCGGCAACCCACTGAGTTGTGCCGCCGATGGTCGGGCCTACACGCCCCATTTTCACCGTCTGGTGACCACAAGGCATCAACAGATAATCCCCCCGCCACACCAGCGGCAGCGTCACGGTGAGGCGGTCAGCCGCGCGGCAAACGTGCGTTCGGTCGCCGTAGAGAGTCGCCCCGCAGGCGCAGCGTGGCGTCTCGGTGCTGTATGTGGTGCGGTCAGCCATGGTCGGCCTCCGGGGCGGGCGGAAGGGGGCGCCAGTGGGTGGGGGGATCACCGGGCGTCCATTTCCCGTTGGCCGCCCAATGCTCCACAAGCCACTCGGTAGGGCGGCACCACACAGCCATATCAAACGCAGGATGCGTGCGAAGGCCGACTTTTGAATCGCCGCCTGTCGATGGCCAGTAAGCTAAAATCCACGTACCATCCCTCGGCGCCGTCGCGATTGGCTGCCACGCCGCGCGCTCGGCGGCGAGAAGGGCGGCGCGGGCGATATCTCGAAACTCGTTCACTCGCCATAACCCTTGATGGCCTTGTGCCACCATCTCGCCCCATGATGGCCAACGGTCGGGATGCGATTGCTGTTCGACAAACACGCCATAAGCGGCGGAGGCACCCGCCTCCACCATCGCGTCCGTGATGTGGTCACTGGTCATTGGTGGCCTCCTTGGCGGCGAGGGAGCGGATGGCGGCAAGCGCGGCATCTAGACTGTCAGACGTTTTGATGAAGCCGGCATCGCGCAACAAAAAAACGGCGTCCTCCGCCAAATCTTTGGGGATCAGACGCGCCGCCTCCTCCAACGCCTGGCGCCGGGCCGCCGCCTCGCGCTCGGCGATCAGGGCGGCGATGGCGCGGGCCAAAGGCGCGATGCCTGTAAGGTTGGCGCGGGTAAGCGGCAGCCACGAACTGGCGATCTTCTCGATCTCCTGCGTCAGGTCCGCGCTCATGGCTTGTCCTCCGGGAAGGGGGCGAGGGCCACGGCAAGGGCGTCAAAATCTGACCCCATCGTGCGTCCCTCGTGCATACCGGCGGCGTAGCTGCGACCGTGCGACCGGCTCACCATCCGCCGCGCCGCCTCCACCAGCCGCGCCACGGCTTCCGGCGAAGGTACGGGGGCGAGGTAGATGTATCCATACATCTGTCCCGCATCTTGGCCGTCCAGCCACCAATGGGTGCTACCCATCGGAGCGGCAATCCATTCCGCAATTTCAGGTTTGCAGCGATCTGGGTCTGGGTGAAGCGTATATCGCACCCAATGCCACCCATCCACGCCCCGCAGGCGCTCCGTGGGCTCGCAACGCGCGTCAGTCATGGGGCGCCTCCTTCGCGCGTTCTTTGGCCCACCGGACAGCGCCAAGCGCAGTTGCGCCCGACGCTCTAGCGGCCTGCCACTCGCGGAACAGGTCGGTGGGGCCGATGTGAATCTGCATGTCGCTGCGCTTGATCAGCTTAGTCAGGCCGAGCCGCTTGAGCTTCCGGCAAGCCGCCTTCGTGTTGCCGTAGCGCCAGTGCGGCAGGTCAGGGAAAGTGAACGAGCCAGTGCGCGCGATGATCTCTTCAATCTCGCCCGCGCCCCGTGACTTGTGGCCCTTGATCTCACGCATCCGGCGCCTCCACGCTGGCCCGCACGGTCGGCACGTCGCGCACCGGCACGGGGATTTCAGCGATGCAGAGGCGGGTCCAAAATCCTGCGGCCTGCAATCGGTGCCAAACGCGGGCCTCGTCGTCGCCGACAATCTCGTAATATCGGCGTTCCCCATCATCTGGGCATTCTGCCACCGCCACCCGCACGATCCGCACGTCAGCCGCCGGGGCGGATGGCGGGGAGAGGGCGGCGCGGAATGCGGCGCGGATATCCCGCATGTTGTCGGACTCTGCGGGTGCCAACCACCCGCGCTTGCTCAGATGTTCGCGGAACCGCGTCCACTGCTCTTCGGTCAGGTCGGTCGAAAGGCGCCGCCCATCCGCCTCTGGCCACGCGGCAGAGAGGACGGAGATGGCGTCTTCGAAACCTTGCTGCCAGCCAGTATCAGCATCCTCAAACGCCTCGCGCGCCCGCGCCAGCAGGTCAGGGGGGATCATGGGGCGGGGTCCTCTTCGTCTTTGGCCAACTGCGCCGATGCGGAATTGCAAGGGGCGTAACAAACATTCCCCTGCGTGATGTGCTCCAAGAAACTCCATTCCTCGACGTAAACGTCAGAAATGCCTTCGGGCTGATCGTCGCGAGGGTTGACTTCGCATTCGACGCCATACGCAGCTTCTATGGCTTCCGCCTTATTTTCTGCTTCGACGGTTATCGTGACATAGCCAGCGAAGGGCATCGTGACGTAGAACTTGCTCATGCCGCGCCTCCCTTCTCGGCGAGGCGGTCGAGGGCGGCGGAGAGGCGCCGACCAGCCGCGAGCACGCTGCCGTTGCTATCGCCTGAGTTGAGCATGTCTTCCAGCGCCTCCCGCGCCTCCCGCAGCGGGTCGGGCGGGGCGAGGGTGGCGGCGTAGGCGTCGATAGCGACGAGATCGGCAGACTGCCACCCGTTAGGGCAGCCCGCGCGACGCCACCGCACCGCCGCCTCCAGCACCGCCCGCGCCTGGGGGCTCAGGGCGTCGGGGAGGGCGGGGACGGGATGGCCGAGGACGCGAAGAGCGTCAAACGTATGGCCGTCTGCCGCCGCTATCGGAATCCAGCCCGGTATTTTTCGCCCTTCCGGCGGCTTCTCAATCGGCAGATAGACGATCTCGGGCTTGGTCATGGCGTGACTCCGAACATCGAAGGGGACAGGAACAGGGCGACGGCGCCGCCGGCACAGCACGCAGCCTTGACGAACCGACCGAGCGTGGTGTTTCCGGCTACGTGGTCGACCTCCTTGCACGCGACGATCACGTATCCGAACGACAGACATCCGCTCAACACCCCGAACGGATAGCAGATCGCCGCGGCGGCGATGTAGGACCAGGTCATGCGTTTTCTCCTTTTTATGCGAATTGATTAGCAGTCTTGGCGCGTTGCGTCAAGCGGTCATGCCGAAAACGGTCAACGTAAGCGAGAAAAGAAAGCCCGGCGCCAGCATTGGGGGCAAGCGCCGGGCGAGTTTGAAGGGAGGAAACGTCCAAGAAGCGGCCGGGCGCGTCACACCGCGGCTGCGTCTCGAACACTACGGCGAGGATTGACGACATGTCAAGCACCCGCTCGGCCGTCCGCCAAACCTTCCTCGTAGGAGCGCGATTGCACCCCGTCGATTACGGCTTCAACCGCCGCGTCTACGCGCCGGCTTATCTCATGTTCTGCCATCGTGGCGTCATTGCGCGCCGTCTGGAGGCGTTCGACCAGGTCGCGGGCCTCGTCGCACGGCAGCCCGTCGCGGGCCTTGAGCCAGAGGGTCAGCAGGTCATTGTCGAGTTCCATGTCAGCGGCTTCTCGGGTAGCGGTTGAACAGGTAGACAGCGAAGGCGAAGCACGCGACGCCCGCGGCGGCGACAGCGGCGCCGTGGAGCGTGTCACCCTCGGCGATCGCCGAGACGCCCAGGAGGACGTCCAGCAGCGCCAGCATGGCCGACGTCGCGGCGAGGGCGCGGGGCGTGTTCACGTCTTGTCCTCCAGCACGGCCAGCAGCGCGGCCTTGTCCTCGCCGCCGTGGGCCTCGATCAAGGCGCGGAGCCGGTCGGCGGGGCTCGGCGGCGGGCGTGTCCGCGCGTAGGCGCGAAGGGCGGCGACCACGCGGCGGTATTCGTCCGGGTAACTAGAGTTGTCCTCGGGGTCGGTGCCGTAGTGCGCTAACACCGCCTCCGCCAACTCCAGCGCCGCCGTTGTGCGCGGGTCGGGGGCGGGTGTCTCGGCGAGGGGGCGCACGCAGGTTGTCTTTATCAGCCAGCCTTCGCCGAGGGGCGCCGGGGCCATGAGCGCAGGGTCGTCCATGCGGACTTCGACGTAATCACCGGACACCCCGGTAATAGCGCCGGGGCCTGGTCCCCTGATATATGTCCACCCGTCGTTCGGGTCGGGCGCGAACACCTCGACGCGGTCGCCGATCTTGTATGTGTTGCTCATGTCCGGCCCTCCGCCTTGGCGATGGCTTCGCGGATGGCCGTCTGAAGCCCGTCCGGCAGCGTCGCCATGTGCTCGCTGTAGACGTCCCGCAGGGATTGAAGAACCGCCAGTAGGTCAGGCGCGGCGTTCCGAACACGTTCCAGCGCGTCCGCACCTCCGCGAGCAAGTCGAGTCGGGTCGAGTATGTCTAGGGCTTCACGCAAACCGCAACGTGTGCGGGCGCGCAAGGCGCGGACAGCCAGGGGTCCTTTTCCCGCGTTCCACAGCGCCGTCTCCTCGGCGGTCGGCTTGATGTCTTCGCTCACAGTGTGGCCTCCTTCTCCATGATGCAGGTCCCGCACCACTCGCCGCGGAGCAGCTTCCCGCGCGTCGTGCGTAGTCGGTAGAGGGGCGCCCAGCCGCCGGAGCAGCCCGAGCACAAGTCGTCATCGAAGCGCGTCCGAGGCGGCGCGATCTCACGCGTGACGCGGCGGCGACGGGAGCGGCGGGCGATCACGGCGCCATCCTCCGCGTCAGGCCGAACCCGACGAAGACGACGTTCGAGTCGGGGTTGCGCGCCTCGGCCTGGGCGGCGGCGTCTTCCTCCTGGGCGATTTGGACGATGCCATCGAGGCGATACAGCGCGCGGGCGTGGTCGATCTCCAGGCGTTCGACGCGGTCGGCGATGTCGACGAGGTCGAGCGCCGCGGCGGCGCAAGCCGGGTCGCGCGCCATGGCGCGCAGCCGGGCGGAGAGGGGCGGGGTGAAGTCGGTCATGGGTCAACCTCCGATGATGGCGACGAGGGCCGTGACGAGCACGGCGAGGGCGATGGCGACGAGCACGATGGCGGCGGCCAGGTTGTCGTCCATGGCGCCTAGACCTCGAAGCGGGCGACGGTGACGGCGTCCGGCAAGACGCCCGTCACGACGCGCCAGCAGGCGCCAGACGGCGATGTGGCAAGCACGACGTCGCCGGGGTGGAACATGCCCGCCGCAGCGTTGAAGTAGCCCGGCGCGTCGACGATCCGCGGCGTGATGGGGCGATGGATGGCGTAAATCCAGACCGTCCGGCCAAGCGCCAAGGCCGCCGTGGACAGGTCCGCCGGCTTGAACGCCGGGGCGTCGCGGGGCAGGTCGGTCGGGGCGGTGGTCATTTCCAGCGTGGTCATGCCGAGCGCGCGGGCGATCGCGGCCAGCTTGTGCTCGGGGGGCTTGATCCCGCGGTTTTCGTACTGCGCGATAGCCGAGCGGGTCACGCCGGAACGCGCGGCCAGGTCGGACTGCGACAGGCCGAGGGCGTGACGGTGGGCGGCGATGTTGTAGGGGTCGGCGGGGGTCGGGCGGGTCATGGGTCAGGACTCCGGGATAAGATTGCGGATGCGCGCCATGCGCTCGATGTAGTCGAGCATGGCGAAAGTCTCCTCGCCGAGCGGCGTTCCGCCGCGCGTGTGTCGCCAGTGGTCGCGCGCCTCGGCAATGGTGAAGTCGCGGCAACCGGCGCGGATCATCAGCGCGCCATCTTTGACCCATCCAACGAACCGATAACCATCCGAACGCGCGCCCGCGTCGACAACGCCGCCGGCGCCGTCGAGGCTGGCGCGGACGAGGCTGGCGCCGTCGAGGCGGGCGCCGTCGAGGCGGGCGCCGTCGAGGCGGGCGCCGTCGAGGCGGGCGCCGTCGAGGCTGGCGCGGACGAGGCTGGCGCCGTCGAGGCGGGCGCCGTCGAGGCGGGCGCCGTCGAGGCGGGCGCCGTCGAGGCGGGCGCCGTCGAGGCTGGCGCGGACGAGGCTGGCGCCGTCGAGGCGGGCGCCGTCGAGGCGGGCGCCGTCGAGGCGGG